ATGCGCACAGCTTTACATGCATGCGCATGCGTATGTGTGAAGCATTGTTGTAAAGCTGCATGCGCTCTCGTGCGTGCGTTAATTGACGACAGAATGAATTATGAATCACAATTCATATTGCTGTGTAGAAATATAGTGTTTCGAATGTCTGCGAGTTGACATAATATCTATTATCAGACGCTAGAAGCTGTGCTCATGACGCGCAAGTATGCGATTTCATTAGATAAAGAGCACTACTCTCTAAATCATAGCGAACGCTCGTTCGACGTATGCTACGGGGTACCGCCCACAAAATTTTTCCGCACTCACTCTCCACCACGTAACCCATTGTTTTCAGACATATTCCAAAGTAGGAATGCATCAGGAATATGCTCTGCATTCCTATTTCCAAGCAACCCACTCCATTTTCACCCTTTCTCTCACGATTCACGACCCTGGAGCAAGATTATGATCCAGACCCCCTTTTTCTACCCCATACTAATAGCCATACTATTGACCACACTCATGCCTATCCTCTTGATTAGTGTCCATACACACCCTCTCACACCCATTCTGTCAACCCTTAGTGTAAGGAAAACTTCTTGACAGAGAGAAACAACGCCGTGTACAGTGTCAAAGAACAGTAGGGTTTGTGAAAGGCTGAGGTTATACACGGTTTTTGTTATAATGAGAAAGGGGGCGGAAACAATGAATAGAGATGAACATGGGAGTTTGAATCCTGATCGGGGGAGCGTGAGAGTACAAAGAGAAGTAAGTGGGGAGGTAATTACAGAGGAGTTGCTGGTAAAGATGTGGGATGCTGCTCCCCCTTGTGCTCTCACTCGTTGCCCTGTTTACGGGATGTGCGAACATCCTAAGATTGGCCGTTGTGGGCTCCAGCGGCAGTACGTTTCTTCTATTACGGATGTTGTGATAGGCAAGAAGCTGCTCGTGACGCAGGAGCAGATGTTGAGATTTGGTATGCATCTGGCTCCTTTGTATAAGATGTTGTGCAGGTTTCAGATGGAGGAAGTAGCGTTGGAGAGTGTATTGTCTATGACAGAGAAGGGGAATACTATTGTCCATCCACTGTTCCGGGAAATACGTGAGACGTTGAAGACGATAGATGGGATATGGGCGAAGATGGGGTTTGATGGGCATGCGCCTAAGGGGGAGCTACCGCTTCGCCCACACCGGGGTCGCACGGCTGCAACAGGGGCACGGGGGAATATTGTCGAAGCAGAGTTCAAAGCCGCACAATCTCGCCGTGCAAATCGACTCGTACAGCGTGTACCAAGTGCGGGGGTGCGCGTGGGGTAGAATCGGAATAAGGGGTTGCTGACATGTGGAAAATGAGCGGGAAGAAATTGCTGAAGAGGAGAGAAGGCGTTACGGGGTGGTTAAAGGAGCGGAACGCGACAATGAAGGCAGCGAGGGCTGCGAGGAAAGTTGTTGTTGCCGATGACCCCGCGTATTTAGACTCCTTGTACACACCACAGTATGAGCCTAAGGGCTTTACGGATGGGGCGGAAGGAATGATAGTGTGGGCAGAGGAAATGTGCTCCTTGCCCATCTACGCACCTGGTGAGGAGGTTGCTACCTGGGTACCTATTTACGATCTACCGAAAGAACCCCACTCTGAGACGGGCAAGACGTACTGGGGGATATGGGAGGAGCAGAAAGCTATATTGCGGCGGGCGTTGCAGATGGTGGATGGGCGATTCCTTTGTAACTTGATCGTGCTGTGCTGGATGAGGGGGGAAGGGAAATCTCTGCTCGCGTGCCTGATCCAGTTGTGGAAGTTCTTCTGCTGGCCCAGGCAGCAAATCATGCTTGGCGCGAACTCGCGGGATCAGGTTAAGTTCGTCCACTTCGATATTATGCGTGATATGATCCTTGAATCCCCCCCATTGCTGAAGGCGATTGGGAGTAGGAAGAACATTCAGGAGAAGGAAATACGGTTGTTAGATGAGAAAGGGGAGATTAACAGTATAATCCGAAGTATTTCATCGTTTTCAGGGATCGTATCGAATATTACGGGGTTTACATTCTCGGAAATCTTCGATATGAAGAACCCAAAGTTTTATTCGCAACTGTACGGGTCCATTCGTAATATTCCAAATGCGCTTGGGGTCATTGACTCCACCGTCTCAGACAAGAAGCACATCCTGTACCAACTGTATGACAACACGCAGACAGGCAAGACAAAGAAGGTATTCTTTTCGTACAGATTCAGTGCGTCAGGGACACAAGGGGACTACTGGAACCCGAACATGACGGATGACCAGCTGAACGACTACCGTGTGAACTTCCCCTTTGGGGACTTCGAGCGGTACTTTTTGAATCTGTGGACGGCAGGGGCACAGAGGGTCTTTACAGATGAGGAGATTGAGGAGTGGCAAGTGGCAGGAATCAACGGGGAATTGTTGAATACGAAAGAGGTAAAGGAGGCATGGGCAAGGATTAATGAGTGGCAGACCCAGAAGCAAACGATGGAAAATAAGGGGATCTTCACGATGGGGGCAGAAGTAGACGAGAAGATCTTTAAGGTACAGCAGCAGATGCGGTACTTTGAAACACCCACGACCACTCGCCATCCATCATCCATCATTGTTGAACCAACGTTAGATTGCGTGCTCGAATTGACGGAGGTATTTGATACAAACTGGGTGTTGCTGGCAGGAGTTGATATGGCGGACCCAATGGCGGTACGGGGGGAGGCCCGTACGATGCTGCCTTTCTTGCTGAAAGGCTTGCCTGGCAGTCGTAGTCACCCAGTTTACGAGGATGTGGCACAAGGAAATATTCCTTACTTGTACATTCTTCTTCGTTTGTGCCACATTACGGACCACTCGTTGAGCCACGTCAAGGAGTTAGTGGATGAGATGCATGAGGAATTAGGTGGGGTGCAGTCGTTTTGCGGGGAGCGGTGGGGAATTTGGGATATGCAAGTATGGTGTGATGAGAGGGAGATTGCTTTTACGGCTGTTTACCCTACTTATGATCGTCAGAAGGAGGGGTTCAAGGAGTTGTACATAGCGACAAAGAAAGGGCGATTTAAAGCACCCCCGGTTCATATTGCTGGTGCGAAGGGGCCTGACATTCTTCGTGAAGAAGCTGCAATGTTCGATCATGACCCGTTCAAGAAGTGGTTTGGGAGCCCTGAGAAGTTCGAGCGCCACGGGGTGCAGGATGACTCGTTATATGGAATTATTTGGGGAATGTACGGGGGGAGAATGCTAGGTAGTGAGGATTTTGTGGAGCGAGCAACTGGGAGTGAGAATTTTGGCATGTTTGTAGGTACAGATAGAAGATTGCAAGGAAGATACTAAAGAAAGGAATTGGTTGACAATGTCTGAAATATCGTGAAATATTCTACTTGCCCGCATGAAATCACTCATTCTTGTCCTCCGTGAGTGATTTCAATCCCCAAAGCCTGCGCTGAGCCCGACCCCCTCAGTCGCAGGCTTTCTTTTTTTGGTTGACAAACCCTTTTCTTACCTGTATTCCTATATCTAATACAAATCTTTCTTATAAGGAGCACTAGTAAGTGGGCACGAACGTGACGAAAAACAACGAACAGCTCCTTCAAGCCATCGATGCAATCCCTGATGACGTTCTTTCCTACCTGACATTCAAGATGAGTGTACCTTGGCAGTATGAGGACATGGAAGGCGGGTATGTAGATCCGGACAAGGGCTTCTCCACCCTTGATTCTGGATCTCAGAAAGGGGAGGATGTTGCAACGATAAAGAAGTTGCAGCAGGCGTGCTGGATTAAATTCAATCGCAATCCCCAGATGAATACGGCTGTTCGAGGGCAAGTTGGGCGAATGGTCGGGATGGGGTTTGGAGTTTCATCGGAGTATATTGATATTGACGATCTGATAAGGGAGATTACGCTGGATCCCCGCAATCGATTGCTCCAACAATGGCCCAAATTCGTGGGCAGATCGAACATTGATGGGGAATTATTCCTCTGTTTGACGCTTCACACTGACGGGTTTATTGAAATTGACTTCATCGATCCATCAAATTTAGATGGTGGAGATGACGGAACAGGTATCATTTTCCACCCTCAGAAGAGCAATTTCCCTCTCTTTTACCGCATTCAGCAGCAGGATGAAGCGAAGGAATACGTCCTGATTCCATCGATAAACATTGCCTTATACCCCGAATTGACTGCAATAGCGAAGAAATCGAACCATTGGGCAGATAAAGAGGTGGCGTTGAGTCGGTCAAATAAGCCTGCTTACAAGGCATTTAGTGGGTTTTACCGTTTCATTGTCGCTTGGGATAAGGGATGGATGGTCAGACGCGCTGTTTCCCACCTTCGCACGACCCTCGAGTGGCTTAACTACTACGAAGACCTCAAAAAGTATGAAATTGACCACAAAAAGAGTGCTGGGGCTTATGTTTGGTGCTTCAAGATTGTGGATCCTAAGGCGTTTAAAGTCTGGTTGAAACTTTCAGATGAAGATAAGCGTAAGACAGCCCCTTTTGCGAAGAAAACACCAGGTGCATCATTGGTTCTCCCCCCTGGGATGGAGCTTGAGGTTCTCAGCCCGAAGCTTACGTCCATTTCTGATGAAGATACGGACATTTTGCACATGAGTACATCGGGTCTGAACGAGTCAGAGGACATGACGATGGGGGCAAATAAGGGCACGTATGCATCGATTAAAGCTACTCGTGCCCCGATGACCGATCGTATCTCCGATGAACTTGCATATTTTGGGCGATGGTTGCGACATGATTTCTGGCATGGAATTTTTTATATCACTTCGAAGATCAGGAAAGATTTCAAATACTGGCGTGAAATCGAGGAGTGTGTTGGTTTCAAAGAGGTGAAACGCAAGAAGGATGACCCAGAGATTGATGATTACCGTCCAAAACTAGAGCCGAAGATGGCAAAACGGAAGAGAAGGGTTGATGAACTGCTTGAAATTGATTGGCCGACATCGGAGATGACTGATTATGAGGCTCGTGCGAAGGGGTTACTCGGTACAAAGCATGGTCCATTGAGTGAAACGATCGGGGTGCCAAACTCCGAGATTGCAAAGAAGATGGGTTTTGAAGCGTATGGTAGTCACAGATTGCGCAAGGCTACGGAAGACATGAAATACCCGAAACTTGTGTACAGCCTCGATGCCGAATCTCTGCAAGAGAAGTCAGAGAACAAGCAGAGTCAACCCAATTCGAGTGGTAAAGATAGTGGTAATAAAGGTAAAGATAAAGGGGGTGATCAAAACGGACAGAAGTAGACTATTGATGCAGTTGGTGGCAGGTGGGGACATCCCCCTTGATGTTGTGAAAGGGGGTTTTGAAGTCCCTTCCCCAATATTCCAACGGGGAGCGTACAGATTTTTGGATGAGATGAACTTCCTCACAGAACCCTCAAAGCTGGCTCTCTTTCGGGAAGAAATCGATGCGATGGTAAAGGCAGGGGAGGCAATTCTCGTGACGGAGAGCTTGTTGACCGTTAATACCGTCGCCCCAGTACGTTGCGAGTCGAATGGGCAAAAATCTGATAATGGTTCTATAGGAATCATTTCAATTCAAGGTTCAATTGCATACAAAGAGAGTTTCTGGTCGAGGATATTTGGACTGCCAACATATGAGGGTATCAAACGATCGTTTGCAATGTTGAGTGGCGATGAATCAGTGAAGGCTATTCTGATGGTGGTCAATAGTCCTGGGGGTAATGCTCTAGGAATGGCTGAGACATCGAATTACATCTACTCTTTGCGGGAGAAGAAACCTATTCTTGCCTTTGCAGAAGGTATGATGTTGTCTGCGGCTTATGGGTTAGGGAGTGCAGCCGAGGAAGTTTACGTTATGAAGGAAGGTGATGTGGGGAGCATTGGGGTTTTAATGCAACTCGTCAACTTTACGAAGGCATTGGAAATGGAGGGAATTGAGGTTAATTATGTTTATGCGGGGGAGGAGAAGATTGATCTTTCTCCGTATAGGCCTCTCCCTGATCGTGCTCGAAGCAGGTTGCAGAAGCAGGTAGATGCACTTTACGAATCATTTACGGAACTGACGGCGCGAAATCGGGGAACGACACAGAAAGCAATGAAGGATACAAAGGCAGCTATCTTTATGGGAGAGGAGGGGGTAAAAGTAGGTTTGGTTGATGGGGTAAAAACATACGAAGAAGTTATTGCAAGGACGGCTGAGAGGGCTGGAGGTGCTAAGAGTTTTAGAGCATCTACAGAATTTGTTGGGGAGGCCACAAAAAATAGGTTTACAAACGGAAACGAAACCTCTACAACAGAAGAAACAGTAACGGATCAGGTAGTAGTTTCATTAACTGAAAAAAGTGAGGAGGTGAATAAGGAAATGCCGATCGATCTCAAGAAATTGCAAACAGAAGATCCGGTGGCTTACGCAGCGTTGATGTCAGAAGCAACGGTAGTGGCGGAGCAGAAGACGGCACAGAAGGTTGCCGAGCTTCAGTCCGAAAATGCCAGGCTGAAGGAAGAGGGTGTTGCCACGACTGCGCGAATCAATGCGCTTGAAAAAGTGGAAGCCCTGCGCACGATGCGTGAGCAGAAGGTGACGGCAGATGGGATTTGGGCAAGTGCTCTGAAATCCAGTGAGATTCCTGATAGTATGTATGGGAAGGTGATGCAGATGATCAATCACCAGAACTACGTGAAGGAGAACAAACTGGATGAGGCTGCATTCGCGGCTGCTGTTAAGGCGGAAATCGAAGACTGGGAAAGCAAAGGCGCCAAGCAGTCGGTAATGGGGTTTGGTGGTTCCTCGAAAGAGAAAGAGGAAGCCGAACTTCGTTCCGCGCAAGAGAAAGCCGAAGTGACCAAGGCTGCCGATGCAATGCTGGCTTTTGCAGGTCAGCCCCAAAAAACCGTGTAAGAGGGTTTTGAAAGGAGGTGAAGATACATGCCCAGTGATACCCCGAATGTCATTCGTGACATTCTAACGCAAGAAGATTACCGGCGTCTGTACTACAGCGAGCCCGAAGCTGCATTGAAAGTGCCCGCTGCACTGCAGGCAGGATATGGGATCTGTCGGATGGGGCAAGCTCTTGCCAAGAATGGCTCCACCATAGGGGGGAAGAACAAGCTGTTCCCCTACGACCCGTCCACGATTGACGGAACCCAAGAGGATCACCCGCGTTTGTATGTTGTCGCCGAACCTGCCGCAAACGTTTACGCTTACGTCACGATCCCCGACAGCTACAAGATCGAAGTTGGGGATGATGTGTATGTCATTGACGCGAATACGGCGGAGAGAAGTCTTGGTGCCGTCGCTGCGATCGACAGGACGACATACTCACATATGGCAAAGATTACGACCACCATTGCATTGACCACTGATTATACCATTGCGCAGTTCGCGTATTTGGTGATCAAGGGTTATAGCACGGCGGTGGCAGTTCTCGAAAACTCGAAAGATACCGGAGAAGGTAAGAATGCGAAGGGCGCAAACGGAGCAGTCATTCTTGGTAACTGTGTACTCTACGCGGGTCGTTTGACCAACGTAGATGCCGCTGCCATTACTGATCTGTCCGCTGTTGCCTGGGGCAATTTCTTGTACATCCGGTAAATAAACTCTTGAAAGGAGGTGAAAGTAGATGCCTAGAGGAATTGCTGATATTCCGGAACTGAGAATTGAAACCATGGTAGCGTTTGTTACCAGGTGGATGTCCCCTCCGGAGTTGTACTTTTCCAATTTGTTCCCCACGTCCAACGCTCCTTCGAGTTCCATTAAGTGGGAGTCGCAGGAAGGGACCAGGGGGATGACTCCGTTCAAACCCGCTGGAGCCCCGTCGCCTTTGACAGCTCCGATTGGTATTGCGCAGCATAGTGCGGAAGCTGCATTCTGGGGTGAAAAGATGTTCTTCGATGAGGAGTTTTTGAACAATCTCCGCAAAGAAGGCACGATCTCTCAGTATCTGGCGGCTGCACAACGCATCGCCCGCGAACTGGGTGGAATTACGAACAGATCGCGGCGTAGGAAAGAGTGGCTGTATGCCAAGATGATCGTCGATGGTGGTTTTGACTATCAGATCAAACAAGGCAACAGGGCTTATGTGACCTACGGTATTCCGAGTGATCATACCGTAACGCTCGGTGTGGATGAGAAATGGTCCACTGGGGCAAATGCAAACATTCTCGCGAACATCACGACTGGGAAGCGCTTGCTTTCCCGAAAGTGTGGTGCCCGAGTAACCCATGCCATCTGCAACTCGCAAGTTCTTCAGTATCTTGGGGAAGATGCAACGTTGCGGACGCTGCTGTCGAAAAGCACCTTTGGGGATGGTTCGTTGTTTAGCGGTGCGAAGAATTACCCCGTCGGGATCAATCCGGCTGTGATTTCTTCCTTGCTTGACATCCCCAACCTTGTCATCATCGATACGATGTATGAGGTGAGGGCATATCTGACGGCGGCTGTGACAGGTTCGAGCACTACGGCTGTTTCTGTCGAAGATGCATCGGATTTTGAAGTCGGCGGGACGCTTAAATTTGTGGATGTGTCGGAAGGTACATACGAGGAAGAAACGATCTCTGCGGTGGATGAGCAAGCAGGGACCGTAACTGTTTCCTCTGCACCGACCGCAAGTTTCAAGCCGAACGAGGACTACGTGTCGATGGTTCGTCCCTACGTTCCTGATGACAAGTTCATCATGATGTGTGCGAATGTCGATGGGAAGCCGATTGCTGAATACTGGCAGGCACCGTTTGGTTTGGATCGTCATTATGGTGAGAAGCCGGATCGTTGGGAGATCAAAGATCCCGATGGGATTTACATTCGAATCGAGGATAAGGGGCTGCCCGTGCTGTATCAACGGGATGCGCTGTACATTCTCGATGTCGCATAACGGAAAGGGGGTGATCTACGATGAGAGAGCTAGTTGGACCGTTTCCTGCTGCTGAATGGCGCAAGATGCTGGCGGCCAACGTGCAGCCCCCTGTTGTTGGGTCGATTTCAGGTGAGATCACCAAGAACAAGACTGGTGTTCCGATTGGTGTCGTGAGAACATCCGGGCATGTAGTTGGTGTTTGGATGTCATTGGGTGCGAGTGGTAAAGACGATGCACATACGCTATCGTTAGATACGGATGTGCGAGTCAATGGTACCTCGTGCCTCACGACGAAGCCGAAGATTGCCCATGTAAGTGGGGAGGCTTCCCAACAGAAGACTACGAAAGTGACTGGTGACACTGGAGTTACCCAAGCTGTCGTAAACTATTCAGCAAGTGAAGTTTCTCCTGGGGATGTTCTGACAATGGATCTTACCTTGGTGAGAACCGCCACTCCTACCACTGAGATTCAGAATGCAGTGGTTATGGTTGAAATCGAACCCACCCGTTAACTACCCTGAGGGATAGGAGATTATACAATGGATATTCAAAAGGTTAGAGTTGATACAACCCTCTTTGCAGGTGGAACTCTTTGGAAGCAGGGGAGGATTTGGGATGCTGCGATTGATGGCCCAGTCCCCCCTGCTCTTATTGCTGAAGTGCGTGCGCAGACGGGGACTGTGACGGTACTTGTGCCTCAACAATCCCCCACTCCCATTCTTCATAAGAAGGCATCAGACCTCGTGCATTCAAAGATGGTGTATAAGGAGCCTCGCAAGCCCGACCCCAGTTTAGCATCCCCATCGAAATCGAAACTCTTGAAGAGGAGTAAGTAACGATGACAAAGGATGAATTGACTGCTCTTATTACGGCTGAGATTAAGGGGCTTTCGAGCTACATCGTCGCTGTGGATTATTCGAATGCGTGTGATGATGCGGCAAGGGAAACAGGGTGGTCACTTCCTGTGACTGGGGATTTCAAGATCAAATGGATGAAAGAGAGGGCGAAGCGTGCCCTTTTCTTTTATCTCCTTTCTGAAACTGCTTATAAATTCCAATTCAAACAGATCCATCTTGAGCATCGTTTCAAGCATTTGAAGGAACTGATTGACAAGATGGATGCCGACTTTCTTGCCGCGCAAGAATCGAATCCTGAAGAGTTTGCTGCTGTAGATAGTTGGAATCTCTTTGGGACAAAGATCGATGCGGGATTCGCCTATGATCAGATAGGTCAAGATCTGACCTATGAAGATGAAAACATTGTCGTTCATGAACCGAACGAGAATAGTTAAAGAGCGATGGGAATTGGCGACGATATTAAGGAAGTCATTGCTGAGGTAGGTACGGCTTTTACCATTGTGCGAGACAGTGGGGAAATTACCGGCGAATACCTATCCTTTGAGATGAACAGTCAAGTTACGAAGCCGTTCATTCGGGAATACTTCCTTGAAGCCCTCTTTGCGTATGATTCTGCGGTGCGTGGTGGGGATGTCATCCGTTTTGATGATAATCGCAAATTCCTTGTTATGAATGCCACTCCTGATCACTTCGAAAATGCTGCAATCGATAAGGAAGTGGTGTTGTACAAGTGTAATGTGTCGGGGGAATTGCGGCGCCCTGTCGAAAATCGAGTCTCGTTAAGTTATCGCGATCGTACTACATGGTCAACCGTACGGGCACAAACGTATGGGTTGATTGCTGAGAAACTCTTCGGTACTGACCTAATGCAGGATGAGCCCATAGGTCAGATCCCAATCGTAGGGCTTTTTCTCTATGTCCCGAGTAGATATGGAGTTCGCCCTCTCGATCGTTACCATGCAAAGAGTGGGGAATACTATAAGATTGAGACGGTAAAGTCCCGTGACTTTGATGGTGTTGATACGTGTAGTCTCGTGGAAGACACGAGGGAATAAACAACCCATATAGAAGGCAGAGGAGAGTATGCAATGGCTGATAAAGCCAAAGTCCTTTTTATAGGCAATCATCCTTTTTCTGCAACTGGGAATGGGAACATGATGCGCGCCATTCTGTCGCAAATTGATGTTTCCACTTTTGATTGTACGTGCTACGCTTCAGCGTGGCCCTCCCCTTGGGAGTACAATCCATTCACTCAGTTGCCTCTTCCAATAATTCCCGCCCGTGATCGTGCTGATGATTATGGCAAGCAGCAGTTGAAAAATCTGTTGAGTACACTGAAGGTAGATATTCTGGTATTCATCGGATTGGATATTTGGGCGTATGCCCCGATCTTCAATTTCTTACCTGAACTGAAGAAACGCCATCCTCATCTGAAGACTGTCGGGCTGTTTCCGTACGATAGCTGGGAGGTACGGCAGGATTGGGTAAGTTGGTTTAACTGCATTGACTACCCCCTCGTTTACTCCGAGTATGGGTACAATATGCTTCATGAGTATGTTCCACGACTGAACTACTTTCGCCCCCCTCTGTTTGGGATGGATCTATTTCATCCTTACGAGAAGAAGAAACGGGAGAAGGTACGGGATGATCTCTTCCCTTCTTTGCCAGAGGACTCGTTCATTTTTGGATTTATTGGAAAGAATCAAGTTCGGAAAGACCCACAGACCGTCTTGAAAGCCTTCTCTCTCCTCTGTAATGAGTTCAAGCGCAAGAACGCATATATCTATGTGCAGACGGATAATTACGGGTTGTACAATCTAAAGGCGTATATGGGGGATATATTGATTCCCCAAGGTCGTGTGTTTGGGAATCTTACGAACTCCGCATTCCCTCTCGAAAAGATAATCGACCTGTACAACTCCTTCGATTGCCTTGTGAATGCATCGATGCAGGAGGGGTTATCGTGGACATTGTTGGAAGCGATGCGTTGTGGGGTTCCTGTCATTGCCTCCGAAACCACTGCGCAAATCGAGCTTCTTCAGCAGTCGAATATCTCGGTTTCTTGTAATCGGGATACGTTGATGCCAACAATCACAGCGGCAGGGGAGAGTTGGATTGATTCGAAAGGGGTTAAGGCGAACGATCTTGCGTACATGATGAATTTCGTTTTGACACAGGAGGAGGATCGACGGAAAGAGATTGCAGCGAATTACAAGTTTGTGGATGAGTGGTTGGCAGGGTGTCATAATATGGATCTTTTTCTGAAGGATGTTTTGAAGGATATCGATGAGGAAAGGCTCATCGCACCTCCAGAAATTCACTCCCCGTCAAAGAGTATCATTAAAGGGCTTGCACGGAAAGAGGGCATTTTGTTTGTGCAGCATAGTTCGGCAGGGGATGTGTTGATGACAACGAGGTGTTTTAAGGGGATTAAGGAGAAGTCCCCTTCGAAACCACTCATTTATATGACACAGCCCCAGTATCAGGATATCGTTAAAGGGAATCCTTACATCGACGAGATCATTGATTACGATGCGGTGAAGATTCGGGAGTATGAGATTGTGTACAATCCCCACGGGGAGCGCATTTTACATGGCGGCTTCAATAATCTTGACGTGAAACTCGCCGACATGTACCCCTATTTCTGCAAAGTCGATCCTGACCTATTTTTCATCGATGAAGTCAATCCTGAGATTGAAATTCCAAAGCCGTACATTGTGGTTCACACGACAGGCGGGCATGAGTACAGGATGTACAAGCATATGGATATTGCGTTGAAATCTCTCAGGAAGGACTACACACTGGTTCAGATTGGGGGAATGGATGATAAGACGCTGAAAGGAGCACAGTTCGATTTGAGGGGGAAGCTTACATTCAGGCAGAGTGCGTGGGTTATGAAGAGGGCGAAAGCCGCAGTTGTGATTGATAGTTTCCCGTCCCATCTTGCTGCTGCCACGTTGACACCTGCTGTAGTTCTCTTCGGTCCTGCCCCCGCCCGAGTTGTTGGTCCTGCCGTGAAAACGTCTTACGATGTTTGGCTCGAACCGAATAAACTCGATGTATGCCCAAGTCTGACAAACTGCTGGGGAGCAATAGGTTGTGAGGCCCCATGCATCAACACAATTTCGCCACTTGTCGTGAGGCAGAAGCTGGTGGGAATACTGGAGAGACTACAATGATATTGCTCATGCAGGCATTGAATGAGGAAGGGTATGTAGAAAGGTTGATGCCAGAATTGGTGGCTCTTGATCTTTTCGATCGTATTATCGTGATTGATGGTGGGTCAGGGGATCTGACCGTGCAGGCATTGAAGGAAACAACAAAAGGGAAAGCTGAAGTCTACGTTCACCCTTGGCTCGATTGGTATCACGATATGAATGTGATGCAGAGAAACGTAGGGCTTTCGTACATTCCGCATGGTGAGACCGCGTTCATTCTCGACTTTGACGAACGATTGAGCGAGGCACTCGAAGCGGAGTTACAGACGATAAGAGAAAAGGGAACGGATGGGGTTGACGTTCTGAACTTCCCTCGAAGGACGTTTGAGGTGTTACGATGGGAAGATTCCCCTTTTGCAATGCTTGAGTCAGACGGGTTCCCTGTTGAAAGTAATTTTACAGGGCAATACCCCGATTACCAAGCACGTCTTGTTGTTCGTCACCCTGAGCTTCATTTTGTCAACAGTCCTCACCATCGCATAATTGGATCGAAGAATGAGGGGTTTGCAGAAGAAGGTAAGGACATTCTGCATTACGAGAAGGATGACGCACGGGAGAGGCTCAGAATTGAGAAGAAGTGGTTACGAGCACAGGCGAGAAGGAAAGAACTAGGTCTCGCTCCTGATGTCTTCGAAACCCGAGTGAAACCTGAGATTGCAAAGTATGCTGACCCCAAAACATGGAGATAGTCCAATAAAATGAATTTCATTCAGAAATTATCCGAACGCTTTGGTCCGAAAGAGATTGCTTACTTCTCCGCTCTCAATCCTATCATTACGAAGTCAGGGGGAGGGGATGGAGAGGCGGTCATTCGCAAGTTCATCACCCGTACACATCCATCATGTGTTCTTGAAATAGGTACGTTTAATGGGGTCACAACGGCGTTGCTTGCAACGATGGTTGAGAAGGTAATTACAATCGATATTCGATTTCAGCAGATTCAGGTACAAGTGTGGGATTATATGGGGGTGAAGAGTAAGATTCAAGCGTATTTGATTACAAATGAAAAGGAAAAAGAGGCGTTGATAAGGACGCTGGATTTTGATTTTGCTTTTGTAGATGGTGCCCATCATTCCCCATACCCCACACTTGATTTTGGATATGTGAAACGCTGCGGTCGTGTGTTGTTTCACGATTACAACCCTAATTGCAGCCCTGGCTTTCTCGGTGTGAAAGAGATAGTAGAGAGTCTTGATCATGTTGAGGTAGATGGGATATTTGCATACTGGGAGGAGAAAAATGGTTGATCTGCGAAAACCTGATCCCTCACGATTTGGGGGATGGAGTATTGACGAAGCAGAATGGGAATGGCTGAAGGGATTCTGTTGGACACACAACATCAAATCAGTAGTGGAGTTTGGTGCAGGGACGTCAACATTGCTGTTCTCCCAGATTGTTCCGACCCTTGTTTCGTATGAGAGTGATACTAATCGTATCCCTTTCTATAAAGACATATCCGAAGTGTTGCCCTATAAAGGGCATGATATAAGAATACCTCTTCAGGAAATTGACGGGGGGAAATTGCGCACGTTCGATCTGGCGTTTGTTGATGGCCCCCCTGCAATGGGTGTCCCTTCAGATGGTTATGCTCGAATGGGCACGATGATTGCAGCGAAGCGTTGTGCAAATATTGTGATTGTGCATGATTCGAAGAGGGGTGGGGAAACGAACAGCATTGAGGTTTTGTTTAAGGGGTGGAAGAGGGAACAATGCTCGTCTTCGCAAAGGGGGATGACGGTATTGTACAAACCACAAGTTCCTGACAACATTTTGCTCACATCCGTTGTGACAGATAATTACGTCGAACTGCTTGAGACGTTCATGTACAGTGTCGTTCGAAATGGAGAGATAGGGACTCCCCCTTGGAAGATTATCTACAGTGAGGACAGATTGACGGTAGAGAACAGGATGAAGTTGTCAAATGCCTACCCCTTCCTCTTTCTCCATCGTATCGATAAAGGGTTATACGAGAAGTATGAAAAAGGGTTGCCCCGTTTTTGGTCATTCGATGCATTTTTGGAAGTTGGTACAGGGCAGAAGGTCATATTTCTTGATGCAGATCTTTTGTGTTTGCGTAGTATGGCCCCGATTCTGAATTACTCAGAAGGATTATTGGGGATGGTGAGTGAACAGCATCGCCCCAGCTACAATGCAGGGGTGATGGTAATTGATCCTGAATTGCAAGATCCTCAAGTGTACGAAGAGCTTCTTGCCACCCCAATTGATCCTACTCGTTTTGGTACTGACCAGCAAATCTATAATCGGTACTTTGCAGGGTCAATCTCCGCAATGTCCCAATCGTACAATACTCTTGCAACGGAAGTACCGAAGACTGTTTGGGGAGTTCCCGATATATCCAATGTGATACTCCTGCATTATATTCACAAGCCGAATCACCCTGAGTTTAAACATCGCTTGCGCCCGGAACTGATTGGTTTGTGGTCATCGGAGAGAATGAAAAATGGGAAATGCTGAATGGGGATCTAATGCGTATGTTCTGAATCGTCCGTTGTTTGAGAACATTCGGCTCGAGGAGTCGAAAGAGGACACATTCCATTTCCATTGGAAGGATATGCGAATTGAAATGGTAAGACCTGCATTTTACATTCTTTACCGTTCAATGCGGGCTGCATACTCGAACATTCATTCGAAGTCAACGGAAGACAATCCACTTATTATTTCTTTACCAATTGCGAATCCTGTTGATGAGAGCCTAGTGAAGGTGGAGCGAATTGCGGGGGGAAATTTGCATTTGCACTATCGGGATTTGCGACTGGAGTTAACACGAGAGGATTTGCTGAAGTTGAAGGCTGCATTGGAGGAGTTGTAAGATGGAGTTATTCGTTCCAGAATATGGTTGGTTCCCCATTGTTGAGATCCCTATTGCTTTGACCGAAATCAACCCATATGATGATCATCACCCACCATTTAAGGAGATGTGGGATCAGGATGATTATGATTACCATCTGAAAGGGATCACACTAGTTGCACAAGCAATATGGAAAGGGAGGGTGATCAGACCGATTGCTATCCGCGAACGAGTAAAGGATTATTTTAATATGGGATCGGCGTATGAGAGACTTGATGGGTATAAGCGGTACATGGCTCATTACTTTCATCCCCATCAAGTCGTGATTGCATGCGTTATTATGCCTGCACATGCACTGACAGATTGCCAGAACGGGCAATCGTTTGTTGTTCAAAATGGAGATGTACGATGACAACTGTTCAAGATGTAACTACGAGAATACGCCCTGAGTATGAGTTCAATCTACAACACGTGGAGAAGTTTTTGCGGGGGGAAGGTCTTGATATGGGGTGTGGTAATTGCCCTCTTCTCCGTCCTAACTGTCTCCATTTAGACATATCCCCTCAGCCGCTTGCGGTAGAACAGGTAGGGGAGGAGAACTTTGTGCGGTGTGATTGTACGAAGTATCGTCACCCGCACAAGGTGGATTATATTTTCTCTTCTCACATGGTTGAAGATTTACCCGACGAGTGGGCCATGATCGTTTGTATCAACGAATGGGGGGAGATGTTAAAAGGGGGAGGGCATATTGTATTGCTGCTCCCTGATATGCAAGGGGGGAGGTACCCTACAGTTGCAGAAGGGGGAAACCCCTCACATCGAATCGATGTGGGTAGAGAGTTTGTCGAGGGGTATGGGGACTTTCTTGTTGATCTGGAGTTGGTACAGATCGATACGATTGCGCACGAAAAAAGCTGTACCTTTGATGTTGTCTATAGAAAGATGTGTGTGTGATGTTGGTATGCGAAAATAGAGCGCAAAGCGTGCGAAATTCCATGCTTCTCTACGTTATTCATACGCTGTTTCGTGATCATTCGCGAGCAGTCGCGAGTGTTCCCTTCGCAACTGGGAGTGTGGTAATTGACTGGAAAGATTTTGGTTCAATCAAGAAGCCATCATCTGGTTGGTATATGTATTTATATGATAGTGAGGAACTGGACGGGGCGTTGCAACAATGGATCCCAAAGCACCTTGAATTACAACAAGCTGATTCTCTCGTTCTGTTCAAAAAAGTGATGGTAAAGAAGGAGTGGAAAGTCTTTACTGCACCTCGGATCTTTCGTGCAGGTGTGGTACGGATAATGGAGCGCACGATGCTCCCACAACATCCTGTAACGACGGATAGAATTTTGGATGGATGGGTATTGGAAGATGGCAGAAAGTAACTCAATAGCAGGCATCAAAATTTATATTACATGGGATATTGCTTCGCTGAAGAAGTGGCTCAGCGCAGTGCGCCATGTAGAAGCTGGGGTGAAGCTGCAAGCTCAGTGGATGCCTTACTATAATGCCCTCGATTACTACCAACTTGTTGCCCGCAATCTTATCTCCCAGAAGTATGCATCTCTCTATGTAGGGTATGCACCAAGGTATGCTGCATGGAAAGACATGATGGGGTTAACTAACGGGTTTTGGAGAGTACGGGACGATTTACTGAAGTCGTTGACGGTACACTCAGTGGGGAGAGGGGTATGGATTACAAAATACTTCTCCGGGGTGCCAAAGGGAATTAAAGACAGTGGGGGGAAGAGTTGGTTTACAACCCCGAGTGTTCGAAAAGGGAAAAGGAAAGAGATTGCATGGTATGGGAAGATTATGGAGTGGGGAGGTGTGTACGTTGATAAACGAGGAAAACCACAAGAGCATCCCCCACGTCCTCTCTTCACCCCGACGCTTGCGGAATACAAACGGGGAGGGTATTGGAATCGATATCTGATGGCACAGGCTGCGATACGAGCACGATGGAGGTAATAGGAAAATGCGACTTGTTGATATGGCACCACAGGATATCCACTTTTTGATCGATTACAGTCTTGCGGATCTCAAGAAACTCCAGATTGCGATGCACCACTGTGTCCTCGAGAACTTTCCACCTGAACATAAAGAAGCCATCACATTTTTTCAAAGTGATTTCTTTCGTTTCGTATCGGACTGCATCGAGAGTGCAGAAGGAGGAGGGGAATCTAATGGCTCTTGATCCCACAGCCCGTCTTGCCAATGTAAAAGATTCGTTGAAGAAATACTTCATTGATAATCTGTATACGGATGCAGGTATTTCTGTGTCATTTGACAAAGGGTTGTCGGTGCCTGATCTTCAGGGTACGGCAGTGACTCGATGGGTGGTAATTATGACTGGTGCCATTGAGCTAGGAAACTTTTCAACTCTCAACCTTCCTATTTACTGTTGTACGAGGAAAGATCCTGAGGGGTTTCGTCTCGCCCAACTTCGAGACAAGCTGATTGAACTCCTCACTGATCCGACTGACATAAAACGAATAACTTTATACCGTAGCTATGAGAATAAACCCTGGGAAGAGATTGGCAAATTCCTTGTAACCCAACTTCTTGAAACGCCCGATTTTGACGGGCCTGATGAAACAAAGTATCGGATGATCACGGTGGTATTAAGATGGGCGACAAAAGCGTAGATTCAACCACAACACAATCCTTTCAGCACAAGGTGTTGAACTATCGTTGGTTGTACTGTCGGAAGTGCGGGAAGCGGTTGATCAAACGGCTTCCCAATGGGATGTTTCATTTTCGATTCGGTCGATCGAAGGACCGATCCACAGGGGGATTTGAAGGGAGGTCTCCTGTAAACATGGTGATTTCAGGGATGGTGAAAATTCGATGCTTTGATGAGAGTTGTGGGCATACGAACGTTTTTTCCCCATTCGATAAGCAGTGAGAGAGAAAACGTTTGACTTTTTGGTTACAGTGTTAAATAATGGTTCAAAGGCAGGAATACTATTTCTAAGTAAAGGAGGTGAAGGCAAATGGCTATTACAGGACCTACCACAAGAGATACCAGTACACTCGCTCTTGGTCTTGCACAGATTCGGGTTATTGCGTCGGCAACATACATAGGGAAGATCAAACCCCAAGCTGTTGCGTCGGATTCAATCGGGTCTCTTGCGAACACGAAGTTTACGGGTAGTGTGGATTACTGGAGGCACTATTCTGGTTTTCCTCAACTGGAGGATCATGTGATCCCCTTGCAAGCCGCGTGTAAGTTGGAGTGTGCGTTTGAGGAAATCAAGCCGTTCACGATGGCTCTCGCTCGTGGCATTGATCCCACGGATGGGAGTTACGTGTCTCATTCAGGAGAAGTGCCGCTTGGTGAACTCGCAGCTCCTGAATACGTTCGGATGGAAGCACATTATGTGTTCCCGAATGGTTCGAATACGATGGACATCATTTTCCCGCGTGCTCAGGTGACGTCGGAGATGTCAATCGATCTTCAGAAGCAGGATGGGGCAAATGTGCCGATCACGTTTGAGTCGAAACGTGCGGATTCGCTCGTGTCAGGTGGAAGTGGTGTGTGGGATGACAAACCGCTTGGTCGGATCATCTTTGGGTAATAGCAGCATCGAGACACAACCGTAAAAGGAGAGTAGTAAGATGTCCAATCCTAAGGTCAATACAGGAATCCCGAGTGAGGATCTTTATCAAGATGTGGTGCCAATCAAGGTTGGGAAGAGGGGGGAAATTACCATTGAAATCCTCCCTCTTTCCATTTCTGATCAAAAAGAACTTGGTGAGTTATCTCAAGCGTTGTTGAAGGGGCTTGTGGCAGTAAACGAAAAGGAAGAAACGACGGAAGTTTCTTTCTTATCCAATCTTTTCTCCGCAATCTCTGATAATCTCCCTTCTTTCCTTGATCGTATTACGGAATGGGAAGGGGATCGTCCTCTTCTCGATCATATTACAAATCCGCAACTCCTTCAAATTGTCGAAATTGTGTATGCCCAGAACTATGAACCAATCATAAAAAAAGGACAGGGCCTCTTCAAGATTCTGGGGGTGATAGCGGGGTATCTTCCGCAGATGAACTCACTATTGGAGAGGTCGTCACAACCATCCTCAGATACTACTCCCAGTTCCGACTCGAAGATTTCTTCCGACGAAGTTGGCGTGAAGGAGGGGTAACATATAGACAAGCCTTCGCGCTGTACAAGGCCGTGCAGGATGAAAAATGGCTGGAAGCGTTGTTCAGATTGAAGTTGGCGGGGTTTACATTACCAGGGGAGAGTGGACGAAATTCCATTACTCCTTCCTCTGTTTCTACCCCTGATCCAAATGTGATCGAAGGGGAGAGAAAGGATTATTCCGTGCCGGATGATTTGCTCTTCAAAGATCCAGCATCCTACTCCTCTCTCTCTGTCGAAGAGCGAGAAGCGAAGACACAACAAATGATGGCACAATTCAAGAAGATGACGGGGGAAGTCACATCGAAAGTTTCACAGGCTATACGAAGAGGGTAAAAGGCAATGACGGATACCACATTAGGGTTAGGAACTATATTCACTGGGCAAGTTGACGCGACATTTCGCAAGGCTGTTGAGGATTTGCGGAAGATCGTTGATGTGCTCGGGAAGGCGCAGAAAGAGGCTTCTTCTTCGACGAGTAAGTCTGAGGCGGCAACGGCGAAGGCAGCGAAGAAGACGCGGGAGTATGCGAATGAATTAGATAATGTGGGGAAAAAGCTGAGTTACGTGCATGGCGGGATGCAGAGACTCACTCAGGCTATGAAGGTCGTTGCATCGTATAGTCTTGCAGGGACTGCGGTGTTTACTCTTGTCAACGCGCTGAAGGAAGGGGCCAAGGGTATTGTTGAATTTGACCAAGCTCTGAAGAATATTCAAGCCATCACAGGTGCCTCTGATAGAGAGATCGTTGCGTTAGATGCAACGATCAGAAAAGTAGCAAGCACTACGAAGTATTCGGTAACGGAAGTTTCGGATGCTGTAGTGTTGTTAGGTCAAGCAGGATTGGATGCATCTGAATCCGTTGCTGCAATCGAGTCTGTCGCGTTGCTTGCAACAGGTACGTTGAGTACGATGGCGGACTCGGCAGATCTGATAACAACGGCTCTCAGAGCGTGGAATCTTGATGCAGCAGAATCAGGGCGTATTGCGGACATCTTCGCTACGGCTGTTAATAAGTCGAAGCTGACGATTGACAAATTAAGGATTGCATTCAACTATTTAGGCCCCGTCGCGAAGGCTGCTCATATTGATGTTGAAGAAGTAGCAGCAAGCACGATGATACTCGCGAATAGTGGTATTCGTGCATCAACAATTGGGACTGGTCTCAGGCAGGTCATTTCTCGTCTCGTCGCTCCTACGACGAAACTGAAAGAAGCATTCGTTGCGGCGGGTGCGGATATGATCAAGATCAACCCGATTTACTCCGACTTTCAGTCCGTCCTCGAAGAACTTATTAAAGTAGTGCCAAACGCTCAGAAAGCCTTCGAATTGTTTGGACTTCGAGGAGCTGTACCTGTCGCTGCACTCGTTAATGCAGGGATTGATAGGTGGAAGAAATATAGGGATGAAGTTTACAATGTAGGGCAAGCACAGGCAATGGCCAACAAGCAGATGGAAGGCTTGGGTGTGTTGTTGAAGAACTTGCTCGATAAGCTAGGTTTGTTGGCAATCAAAATAGGGGAAGGAGGATTAGCAGCATCATTTCGACTTCTTCTTCAAATCCTTCGCCCAATGTTTGATCTCTTTACTATACTTGCAGGGACATTGATAGGGAAGTTGATTATAGGGTTCACGGCGCTGACTACAGCGATTTTTGCAGTGGGGATGGCGCTGAAGTACATGAATTTTCAGTTGATGGCAACGCTGACGGGGACGAATCTTGAGATTGTCTCGAGGTACGCGGCACGGTTTGGAGTATGGGCAGTTGTAACACGAAATCTCAGTGGGTTGTTGGATGGGGTATGGAAGATACTAGGATTGATTGGGGGGACTCCTGTAGGGCGTATCGCACTCGTTGTAACAGCATTTTTGTTGTGGGCTGATCATTTAAGACAAGTGCGGGATGAATTGGAAGTCACATCGATTGAGCAAGAGAAGCATACGAAGAGGTTGGAAGCATTTCGGAATACACTGAATGAAGTCAGTTCTGATACGATGGAATATAAATCGACAATCCGTCGTCTTGCTTCCGAGTACCCTGAACTTGCCGATAAGATTGACATCGTAAAAGGGGCATGGAGAGATAATGGGAAAGCTCTTGAGGAAGCAATAGGAAAGAAGAATCAGGAGCATTTGCGGACGCTGACACAACTGGTAAATGAGTATGCGAAGGCAACATTCAAGGCGAAACTGCTGAGTTCTGTATTTGGGGATACGATACAGACGTGGGGTGATCTGGCAAAGAAGTCAGGGAAAGATACGTTGTGGGTGCTCAATGAGATGTGGGATCAGTTCAAGAAGGATCTTCCTCTTGGGCGACAAGGCGAGCAGTTGTGGGATTGGGTGACGAAGAAAGCAGAAGAATTTGCAGAGACATGGGGGGAGTCAGGGGCAAAGGTAAGGGCGTACACAACGTTGCAAGAGGATGCAATCGGGAAGATTGCTTATCAACTGAAGGACGGGTTGGGGTTGAATGCCTCCCTTGATGAGATCGAGACGAAGATCCGCCAACTATTCCCTAAAGCTAATGATGCCGAAGTCGAACGTTACACACTTCTTGTGAAGAAATCGTTTCGCGAGATGGCTCAAGAAGTTGCTAAAGCTGAGAAAGGGGTTGATGGGCTGTCAGGAGCATGGAAAAAGGCGTATGAAGAAGCAGGGAGCAGGAAGGAGCAGAAAGCTATTGTTGAAATGGCAAATGCTTACTATAAGGAATTTTCAAAGATTGTGCAGGATGTAGCGGATATGCAGTTGTCAGAAGTTGAGAGCACGGCGCTGATGAATGCACGGAAGGCGAAGTTAGATGAAGATTATACGAAGAAGCTGAAGGAAACGTTAGATAAAGAGATCAAGCTCCGTGATGAACCCACAGAGGCTTTACAGCGAACGATGGCTGAAATGCAGCGGGTAAGGTGGGCTGCATTAGGGGAAGAGCAGAAGGCAGAGGAAGAAGCAGCAAGGGAAAGGGGGAGGAGGAGAGCAGAGCAGATTGCAGAGGAAGCAAAGACGGATGCAGAACGAAAGCAATTATTGATGGAAAATGAAGATACGACGGATATGGAATTGTTTGGAATTGCAGAGAAGTACAGGCAGAAGAAGGAGGAGGAGGATAAGAAAGCAGCGGAGAAAGCACAGAAAGAGCAAGAGAAGCAGAATAAGGAACGATTGAAACTTGCAAGAGAGAACATGAAGGCACTCGACAAACTGAGTGAGTTGGATGTTAAGGAAGTTGAGATTCGTCAGGGCCCAATCGCTGGACTCGAAAAAGAGATTCAGTTATTGAAGGAGAAGAGAGAAGTGCTTCTCACGATGCCCCTTGCAGAGGACGAGACTGAACTAGATCGTAAGGTAGCACTCAGAGAGAATGAGATTGACACGTTGGAGTCGGAGAAGAAACTTGCAGAGGAAACGAAGAAGCTGAGGAAGGCGGCGTTTCAGAAGCAATTAGGGGATGCAAGGAAGTTCTCAGACGAGTATAACACAATCATGGCGAGAGGGTCTGAAGCAGGGTATATTACTGCAAAAGAATATATAGAGTATCTTGCGGATTTACAGAAGAATAAGATGGAAGAAGCGGAGATTCTATACAAAGATGGAGCAATTTCAGCGGCAGCGTATTTCAAGGTTATTGAGGAGGGGTACAAGAAGGGGGTTATTAAGACGGAGGAGTTCAAGAAGAAACAGTTGGAATTGCAAGGAACGTGGAGAGAGAATTTGAAGTATGGCTTGACGGAAGCGAAGAGAGATGCAAAGTCATGGAATCAGACGATGCAAGAGATTGGCAAGGATTTGCCGATTGAAGCCGTTAATGAAATGACAAGTTCATTGATGGATTGGATTGACGGGACGAAAAAAGCCGGGGAAGCATTTGCAGAGTTTGGAAAGGATACAGTGAAATGGTTGATGGAAATAATCATCAAGCAAACTCTGTTGAATGCACTAGGGTTTGGGACAAGTGGGGGAGGGGGAATTTTCAAAGCATTGTTTGGTCATGGTGGTGGAGTGATGGGCAAGGATACATTTTCTCGTAAGATGGTAGATCCTTCCATGTTTGCTTTCGCTCCGCGGTATCACGAAGGGAGATTCCCGACGCTTCAGCCTGATGAAGAAGCTGCTGTCATTCGTAAAGATGAAACCATCTTCACCCCGCAGCAAATGAAAGCTCTGAAGGGGATGATGTCAGTCAAGTTGGATCTGAAGACGACGAACATTGTTGACCCCCGGGCGGTGGATGCATGGTTGAGTTCGCCTGAGGGTGCTAATAGTCAGATGAATTTCATCGCTGCAAATGCGTATTCGATAAGACGAGTGCTGAATTTGAGTGGGAGAAGGTAAAAGATGGGCTTTGAACTTGTAACCCCTTCAGTCTATTTTACACTTGAATGTCAGTGGGGTACTTACCCGAGACTGGATCGTCAATGGATCACATCAGTCGTTCGTGCCGGCACAGGGATGGAACAACGGAGTTCTCTTATATCTACAGTACGATATGGAATGGAGTTTGATATTGAAACAAAGGACTATGAGCAGACAAGTTGGTTGCTGAAGAATGTAATGAAGAATGCAGGGGCTGTGTGGGGAATGCCCATCTGGCCCTACAAGACGAATCTCGTTGCGGTATTGTCGGCAGGGCAAAGTGCAGTTCAAGTAGAGGATACGACAGGGAGGGAGTTCACTACGGGGCAGGAAGTGATCATCATTCAATCGCTGAGTAAGTGGGAGGTGTTCACGTTACAAACAGTGACAGTTGGGTATGGGATGGGAGGGAGTGTTGAATACTATCTGAATGCGGCAGCATCGTTATCTCAAGGTTTTACTCGATCTGCAAAAGTATTCCCAGTTTTCCCCGCCGATGTTGAAATTGAAACGGGTCCTGTGGGGTATGATTCCGCAGTTGCGACCGTTCGAGCGATGCACACGAAGAGGAGCGAGTTGAGCACATGAGTTTCACGACTTTCAAAGGGCATAAGGTTTTACATAGAATTCCGGATTGGAGTTCCGGAACTATTCGTGATTCTTACTCTCGACCGTTCACAAAGGCAGATGGTGTCATAGGGTGGACATGGCAAGATTTTACGGAAGAATATCTCTCAGTGACGGTGAAACTGAAGTTTGGCGCGATGACGTTTGCTGATCTTGCAGAGTTGAATGGGTTGTTTGATGAACTGAAAGGCAGATGGGGGGACTTCTGGTGCCCGAGTTGGCGGCAAGATTTGCATGTCACTGCAAACATAGGGGCTGCGGATGTTACGGTTAGTATTGAAGATATTGACTATGCAGAGTATTTCCCGGATGATTCTCCCATTGGGCAATACATCTTCATCTATGTGAGTAATGGAAAATGGTGGGCGAGAAAAATAGTTGATAGTTCGGCAGGGTCGATAACGTTAGAATCAGTGTTGGGGGAAGCAGTACAGGCTAGTCGCATAAAGTGTACGAGCTTCTTGTTTTTTGGTAGATTGGATCAGGATGTACTGCGATGGGAGTTCATTGGACCTGGCTGTGGTATTTCTGAATGGACGTTTACTGGGACGCCTGCAAATGATCCCCTCGTCAGTACCACTACGAGCACAACTTCCACGTCTACAACAACATCCACTTCTACTTCTACTACTACTTCGCATACCACGACCACGACCACTTCTCATACAACAACTTCGACGACAACGACGGTTGGGGATATTTCGATGGATGGGTTGAAGAAATATCCTGATAATCCCCCTTTCACATCGGTGGAGCTGACAGGTGGGCAAGCATATTTAATTGATGGAACTCGATTCCCCTCAGGTGTCCCATCTGCTGTGCTCAAGTACACATCGGTGGGAATTGATTTTGGCAGTGCGGTACCTGTTAAGCGCATTGAATTGTATGGGGTGCGGGAAACAGGTGAAATTGGAGTATCGATTATAGGTACATTGGGGGTGTACTACTCGGCAAACAATCTGAATTGGGTGTTGGCACAGAAGTTCTACGATCCTGTGCTGTACTACTCAAGTGGATTGAACTGGGGTGTGAGACTAACGCTGACGACGGGGGTTTCAGCTAGGTTCATTAAGGTAGTAGTTGAAGCGACAGGAGCTTATGAGAGTTTATACATTGTTGCGGAAGATTTGTATGGTGGGGATCAAACGGGTAAAGGTGATATTGACGAAGTGGAAATGTATGATGCAAGTGGTGTGAAGATTACGGAGAGTTACGACTGATGATAGTAATGACGGATGCAGAATGGAAGAAGGAGTTAGCAACCAAGCGCCGTCCAGATGAGATTTACCACATTTGGACTGAGCCACCTTATTCAATCAAACTGCGTAACACCCCTGCTTCCATTCATTATAGATATACAGGTGGAGATGAAGCAGTAGTCGTAGGGGGTGAGCAGTACAACCCTGCTCCGATCTGGCGTGATGCATTTCACTTCAATACGACGGATGCTATATCGACGACGACGTTGTATGGGGCACGAGTGACGGAGTTTCTCGTGTCATACATTATACAGAACCCTGTGGATTTGTTGTGGGTTGAAATTGGGAAGATTCTGAAAGAGATAGGTGTTGAGGATTACACTTCGACACCGCGCTTTATCGGGCATATTAAACGGGTTGCAATGGAAGGGGCAGTTGCTTCAGCGAACTGTGTGGGATTTGAGAACTATCTGAAACGCCCGTGTTTGCGATGGAAGTATCAAAAGCGTTGCAACCACATGATCTACGATTCCATGTGTCAAGTCAACCCCTTGTCTTATGAAGTCTTGACATCGGTGACGGTATCAAATGGGGGGCTCACACTTACGTCTCCTATGTTTTCTCCGTATGAGGATGGGTACTTTGACGGGGGCTTTATTGATTTTGATGGCGTCTACCGACCGATTGCTTACAACGTAGGGAATCGGGTGCAGTTGATGTATGCAATCAGTGATCTGGTAACGGGGAGCGTAGTTGGTATCTATCCAGGTTGTGATGGGCAAGCTGAGACGTGTCGCGACAAATTCAATAATATGGAGCATCGGCTGGGGTTTGATTGGATTCCAGTAGATAACCCCGTTTTGTGGTCAGGGGGGCAAAGGTAATGTCTGATAATCCGTACTTCTTTGATTCTCCAGAATCTATTGATGCACTGCGGGTAGTGGTAGACAGTTGGAGAGGGACACCATTTAAACATAAGACCGTTGTGAAAGGGATTGGTGTTGATTGCATCCATTTTGTTGTGGCATGTTTGGTAGAGGTGGGATATCTGAGATCTTCGATTTGGGCGAAGGTTCCAGACTACCCCTGTGACTGGCACCTTCATCGTGACAGCACATTGCTGAATGATATGTTGTTGCGGTATCTGAATGTGGAAGAGTGCAGTCGGGATGATCTCAGAGATGGGGATTTGGTGCTGTACAGATTCGGGCAATCAAACGCACATGCAGCATTGTATTTGGATGGGAAGGTGTATCAATCAGTCGAAGGGCGAGGTGTGATGCTGACGAACTTGTCAGTTAATAAAGACTTTCGTAAACGTGCGATTCGTAAGGTGTACAGGTTGAGGGTGAAATGAGCGCAAAAAAACTACTCTTTATGGCAGCAGGGGCGGCTATTGGATTTTGGCTAGGCGGCCCTTTTACCATGATAGAGATGATGAATTACGACTTTCTGTCGGCAGCATTTCTTGGTGCAGTAGTGGGGTATGGAGTAGGGTCGATGCTCGATCCCATTACAGGCAAACCCTCAGATGCAAGTAATCCTCAGACCTCAGAGCTTTCCATCGTAACGGCAGAAGAAGGGATTCCAATCTCAGATCTTCTGGGAACGTCAGTTCTCGCGGGGAATATTATTTGGGGCGGAAGAAACAGATCGATTGAGATTACGGATACGGTTACGACAGGAGGAAAAGGAGGAGGCGGAGGAACACAGACAGTTGTTAGTGGGTACAAATACTACTACAGCTGGGCGCAGGGGTTGTGCAGAGGTACGATCAATAAGGTTCTTGCAATTTACCAGAATGATATTCTAGTATGGGAGGGATTGGCAGAAGATGAGGATGGATCAGGCAAAGTGGATATTACGATTAGTGAAATTGGGACAGTACATGTCTACTTTGGGAATCAGACGGAGAAAGATACTTACATGGCAAACTATGTGGTGGATGATTCGTTGCTGCCTCCATTCACAGGTCTTGCTTACGCCGTCTTCGAAGATGCATACATAGGGCAATACAATCGTGTACCAATCATGCGCTTTGTTACTCAGAAGACTCCAGAGTGGGATGATGTTGATTCTGAAACTCTCATTCTGAACGATTATGATTACAACCCTGCCGCAGCCGTTCGCTACGTGCTGTCCGATTGTGCTGAGATTCCTTCTACTTATATCAACAATGCCTCCCTCATTGCCGCTGCGACAACGTTTGCGAATGATCATCTTGGGTTTTCGGGGTTGATTACGGGGGATACAGATTGCATGTCGCTGATTCAGACGTTTATGGATCATGTGGATGCGATTCTAAGATACTCCATCGTTGAGTCCGAGACATCTCAATTCGAACTTGTGCCTCTTCGTAACAATGTTTCTTCAACATCATTCCCCGTACTGTCGGAGGATGACATTGAGGGGCTATTGCATTTTGAGCGTAAGAGTTGGCTTGATACAATCAATGAAGTTTCAGTTGGAATCAATGAGAGAATCAAGAGTTGGGGGGAGAGTGCATCACAATCAGGTACAACGGAGTATGGCAATCTTGTGCTTGGGTATGCAGGTGGATATGTAGGATCGTTTCAGGGGTTCTCAACGTTTAATGAGGACTATGTGTCTGGGATTGTGCTGCCTTATGCTGCGGAGATTCTAGGGTTAATCTGGACGGGTAGAGAATTAGTTGTCTCAACAAATGGAACGGGAGTGCAGGTTCATAAAGGCTTTACAGACGAATTTTTGTACTATGCGGAAGGGGTGCATGACGGATACGATCTTGGATACAGTGGGGTTGATCTGTTGGGTGTCGGATCGAATGAAACATCGGTAGTTCAGTGTGCTGGGTTATCAAGTTCAGTCGTTGCGAGTGTCGCGTTGAGTGGGACGATTGTGGGGGTGACAATCACGGGCAATGGGGATCTAGTTGTTGCGCTTGAAAGTGGGGGTGCGTATACGATTCAGAAGATGGAGGGAGTATCAGGAACAGTTTCAGCATCGTTGAGCTATGGGTCAACGGTGATCAAAGCATTGTGTTGGATTGAGGGGGATCTGATCGTACTGGAAGCGCAAAGGGTTGTCAGATACGATGGGTTCAGTCTGACGCCTGAAGAAGCTCACGATACTTACAATGGATCATATGGGTATGCAACAGCAGTTTGCTGGTCATATGGGGATGTTAGAGAAGTTGATGAGACGGAGATTGACGAGGGATTTGGATTAAAGGATACGTGGCTTGCAGATGAGGACGCCGCAAACAAAAGAATTGTGGGGCGAACGAATGCTATCTCCTTCACTCTCCCTTTCTTTGCGAAGCAGAGTTCAGGGCTGTGGGCATTGAAAAGGAGGCTTGCGAAGGAAGCCTACCCTTCAGCAGGCATTCAATTCAATGGGAAGAGGAAGGCTGCACGACTGCAACCAGGGGATCGTTTCGTCCTCGTCTACGCTCCTTACGCAATTACATCAATGGTGTTCATGGTTGTGGACATACAGGAGAAGACGTTGACGGACGGGGAACAGTTGATAATTCAAGCCACTCAATCGCTTGAATACGTTCTCTCTTCACCAGTTCCCGAAGAATCCCCGCCTGAAGAGTGCAAAGCATGGTCTTCAAATCTGAGTTCGCTTGTGACAGCGAGTGCGAGTTCTGAGAATGGGACGAATGTTGCACTAAAAGCAGTAGATGGAGATATTGCGACGAGATGGGAAGCGGCGGCAGGGGATACGAATGCATACTATGAAGTTGACTTTGGGGAAGGAAACGAATATGCAATAGAAAAGTTGCGGGTGAAGATGTTGAGTGGGAATAATATGAATGGCTCTATCAAGAACTTTCGATGGAGAGGTACGAATGGGGTAACATGGAATACTCTATATTCAGGGTCGATGGCAAACAATGGAAACTGGCAGGAGTTCGTCTTTCTAAATGTGACACTGTTCAGGAAGTACAGGCTGGAAGTGATTGATCAGTGGAACGCAACGTACAGCCCAGGGATTTGGGAACTCCAGATGTTCGCCTGCACAAACCCCGCTCGTGTCCCAGATGATGTTGAGCCTGAAGATAACACATGTTTCATAGCGACTGCGGACGGATCTGCGATTACGGGTTCATTCGATGGAACAAGTGAATCGATTAAGATAGGGGATGAATAGAGATGGCTTATACAGATCGATCTTATTTAACCATTGTTATTGACCACACAAAGATTGCTGGGGCACTTTCCAACTTTCCTGTCCCCGTACATCTGAGTGCTGCGTGTGGGCTTACAACGGCCGATGTATCAGCTATCTTTGACGAGTTGGGGTCGGATGCGAATCGGAAGAAAATTGCTGCGTATGTGGGTGAGACGCAGTGTTATGTGGAGATTGAGAAGTGGGATGATGCGAATGAGCAAGCATGGCTTCATATCAAAGTCCCGACCGTTGCCGCAGATGCCGATACAACAATTCTCCTCTACTACTCTTCTGAAGAAGCTGATAACACGGACTATGTAGGGGACACAGGGGATGTGGTTGCTCAGAATGTTTGGGATGCAAACTTCAAAGGTGTGTGGCATTTAGGGCAAGATCCTCAAACAGGTGGCGCGTGCATGCTCGATTCAACGGGCAATGCAAATCATGGGACGCCGCAAGGGACGATGCTCACAGAGGATCTTATCGATGGGAAATTTGGGAAAGGGTTGGACTTCGATGGATCTAATGACGGGATTCAGTGTGGAACTGATGCGGAGTTACAAGGTACAACGATCACAGTAGAAACGCTGTGTTGGTTTGATGGTGTGGGTGTTGCGGATATGGTCGCAATGGATACGCCTGCAAGCCGTGGTTGGGTATTCAGGCGGTCTAACGTAGGGCCAAAGCTGGGATTTGAATCAGGTGGGACAAATAGGTTATCTGAAGGTGCAACAACGACTGGAGCGGGAGCATGGAATTATGCTGCTGCAAAAGTAAGTGGTACTACATATTCGATTCTGAAAAATGGTAGTGTCGTAGCTAGCCCAGGTACTTATACAGCAATTCCTGCTCATACCGGGACGTTCACGATTGGGTTCAGAAATTATACGAGCTATTATGAATGGCATGATGGACGGCAGGGAGAGGTAAGATTCAGTGCGGCAGCAAGAGCGGATGAGTGGTGCCATGCTACGTACTATGGGCTGTTCGACACGTTATTGACTCTATCCGTTGAAGTCGCTACTACCACAAGCACCTCTACAACAACTACAACCACAACAACAACGACCACAACAACAACGACCACAACCAGTACAAGTACGACAACAACAACGACTACAACAACAACCACGACTACGACCAGTACAAGTACGACAACAACAGAATTTATTCCAGAGTTCGGATGGACTCCGGACGGAATGAATAATTTAATTCTGTGGTTAGATGCTGCGGACGAAGCGACGATTACTGAGGCTGAAGAATCGGTTTCAAATTGGGCAGACAAAAGCGGGGAAGGGAATGATGCTGTCCAAGCAAATGATCTTTATAGACCGTCATATGTTGATGCCATAATCAATGGGTTGCCAGTTGTCCAGTATGGCACTACTCATACTATGTGGGCACCATTGTCCGGTCTAACAGCAGTATCCACGTTCATTGTATTCAAATCACAAGGGGACGCAACAAACGCCGAGTTGTTTGATATACGTAATAGTGGCAACTCAACACCTTTGTTTGATGATAATGGGCAGCAAGGGTTTTCAGTAAGAAGAAGAAATGATGCAGGTGCATTGGTTGCGGCGACTAATACAGTTAAAGATACGGATGCTCACATAGGTGGGTATTTGTGGGATGGATCAAAGATTTATCATTGGCTCGATGGGACGTTTCAGCATGAAGCAAATTCATCAGGGGCAATGACGATAAATCGAGTTGGAGTTGGTGGAAGTGGTACTACAACAGGTATGTATGGAAGCAATGCGAATGTCGCTGAAGTTCTCATTTTTGATGCATATATCAGCACGGAAGAGAAGCAAGCGGTAGAAGGGTATCTTGCGTGGAAATGGGGTTTGGAAGCTAGTCTTCCCGAGGATCACCCCTACTATGATGGTCCCCCAGGGGGAACCACAACTACCACAAGTACCTCTACTTCGACAACAACAACAACAACCACGACTACAACAACGACCACAACGACCACAACGACTACTACTACTATCACGATTGATCCAGGGTGGGGGGATAACGTAGCTCCCAACAAAAGGATCAGGGCAACAAGTTGTGGTACATCATATCTTGCATATTTGAATGATGAGCTGACTAACAATAGTTGGACACCAGATGCAGGCGATAGCCTCCCTGTCAATTTCATCTTCGATCTTGAGAAGGCACGACCCATTTACGGGTTTCGAGTTCACTGTGGTACAGGATCATTCAACATCGTTGTGTCAGGGAGTACGGATGATTCAAGCTGGACAACGTTGCACACGTTCGCGCAAGAATCGAATATTGATCGAATATCGGATGAGCTTGCGGGGGATAGTTACAGGTACATCAAGTTCGAATTTACGACAGGATCTAGCATCCAGATAAAAGAAGTGGAGATCTACTCGTCCGACGACGAGGCGGTAGATCTTGGAACGGATATTGCTCTCTCTAAATGGACGCAGTGTGACACATGGTATGGGGGAGGAGCAATTTGGGGGCAGCCTACGAAAGCCGTTGATGGTCTCCCCGCTACTGCCTACATTGAGAATGCAGCAGGGGAGTACCCACAACGGTTCTGGGTCGCGTTCGATGAAGTAATTAACGTTGCACACATCTCAGTCACAATGATGGGCAACTATAGGAAGTTCACGATTGAGGTGATCGGGAGCAACGATGAGCAGAATTGGACGACGATCGAAACATTCACGGCAATACACACGACAGGCTTCACGCTTTCATTCACTGATGATACATGTGCGTATCAATTCATCGGCTTGAGATGGTCGCTGATTCCGGAAACCGCTGTTGGGTACGATGGGATGGCAATCTACTCATTCTCGATTTACGCACATGAAACCGAGCCTACTCTCCCTGTCTCATCGTGCTACGCGACGGAGTTGTGTAGCGGGAAACTCGTGTTCTCTTCGAATGCAGCGGCAAATCATAAGGGGTTGCTTGCAACGGATGGTGATGCGAGTACATATTGGGCATCGGCAGAGGCGTTGCTCCCTGCTTCAGGTCTCGACTTCTTTTGGATCATTGACATGGGCCAACCTGTAAAGCTGTGTGGGATTCGAGCGAAGCTCATGTATAATGGGTGGTATGCGGTTTATCTTGAGGGCACGAACAGTCTGAATGCAGCGGATGGGGAGATTACGTGGACACAAATTGATGCGCTTGCGAACGGAACACATAGCTGGTGGATTGAGGAAGGGTATGATGTCACGTATCGTTATTATCGGCTGAGATTCGATAAGACGGATGCAACGGCATGGGGCGGGACATTTCTTTACGCAAACATCTTCATCTGTGAAATGTATTCGGATGATGCTGTTACGGATCCTACCTACACGTGGGTTGCGACGAATGTCGCTGAAGGCAAGACGGCGACGGCTTCAATGAATGCTGAGGATGCACCGAATGTTGTTGATGGTAGCGAGGCAACAACATGGGGTGGAGTAGATACGAACTGGGTCAAGATTGATCTTGGCGCAGGGTACAGACTTGGGAGACTGACGATCACGAACCCACTTGCGTCAGGAGCCTACCAGCCAATTCAATATAAAATTGTTGGGAGTGCAGATGATGTGTACTGGTATGAAATTGCGGATCTTCTCTACATGGGAGGTGCGGAGTATCTCTTAGATTGGGAGAAGGAAGATGATGTTCACTACCGCTACATCCGCATTCAGGGGTATGACTCGTACTATGGCACCTTCTACATTCCTGAAGTTGAAGTCTATGCCTACGCTCTCAAGCGTGCCTTCGTCTATTTTCCTGCCGTCGTCGTTCCCTCTGGGATTGCTGTTCAGACCGCATACCCCCGCTTCAAAGCAGATGCGTCAAGGGGGTATTCGGGGTGCAATCTGAAAGTCGGGTTTGTGTTCGAGGCAAATCCTGTAGCCCCAACAACGAAGGCAGAACTTGATGGCTGGAGAGTAAAGACATGGCTTGATTGGGTGGTTGAGCAGTGGGTAGCAGATACATGGTACTCACCCCCGAATATGGCTGCCTTAGCACAAGAGATTATTGATCTGCTCGATTGGGAAGCAGGGAATGCGATGGCTATTGTGATCGAAGAAGGGGAAGGGTTGAGTGATGGTGCTCTGAGAACCTTTCATTCCGTTGAGTCTGGTGACGGTAGTGAGGCTGCGAGATTGTGCATATCATGGGCAAATACAACTACATCTACCTCATCAACTTCTACCACTTCTACCACTACTACGACGAGTACCACGACGACGGCACTTGCGGGGGAAGAAACAACTCTGCTCCCAACTTCGGATCGTGTCGTAACATGGACAAAATATGGGGCATCAGGATCACATGCATGGACGATTGATCAAGGCGTTGACACTCCAAATGATTCCCTCTATGTCTACACCTCCAATAACAACGCCCATGAACTGATGAATATAACTCCCCCAACTCCTGCTCTCTATACGACTGCGAAGATTCGTATAAGGGCGAAGGCTGCGAGTGACCCACTCACTGGGGTTACACTTGTGTTGTACTGGCTTGATGGTGGGGATTTCAGGGAGATCTTCTCCGAGAATGTGTTAATGGGTGGGACGAACTTCGACCTGATCGAATCTGCCGAGCACTCTGTTACCATCACTCCTGAGCAATCCCAACTGTTAATGGTAGATTTGTACTCTGGATCTCTTGGCGGGGATACAGTAACGGTTTCAGAGATGGAACTTGTGCTTTCATAAGGAGCTGTAGAAGAAGATGACAACACGCAAAATCTTAGAACCCCTCACTTTTTCGCGCATGATTGAAGCCCCGTACTTCCTTGCGCAGAATCGTATCGCGTTGATCCCCCTGGTTGGACGCAATAATGACTGGGTGACAGGGTACAAAATCTATATGTCATTGGAAGGGGAGAGTTATTTTGAATTGACGAATAGCTCGACATTTCAGCATGTAGGGAGATTGGATGCAGATTATGAGATGACGAACAAGATTGATCGTGGGGATGGGTTCAGCGTGACATTTCTTTGTGGAAAGCCTGATTTGATCGAAACGATTACAGAGCAGTGGAATATGACGGGGTTCAATCTTGCATTACTCGGGGGGGAGTTGATTTCGTTCAAGACTGTCACCCCCATTACGACCTCACAGTACCAGTTTACGGATGTGATACGAGGGCGACTTGATACTCAGAACATTGCACATGGGAAAGGGGAGACGTTTTGGTTTCTAGGACGAACAGGTTACGATATGATTCAAGATGCAGAGTTTGTACACGGAGCCATTAGATATTTCAAATTTATTCCGATGGGCTTGAATGGAGTAGGTAATATCAGTAATTGCCCTGCCTATCGTCATACCATCACATCTCGTGCTCTTACTCCTTACCCTGTAACGAATCTTCGTGTCAATGGAGCTAGAACTCAGGCTCAATACACAACGGATTTAGCAATCAGTTGGACCCCAAGAACTCGTGGGGATGGTTCAGGAGTCGGAGTGATTGACCAGATGATTTCGAAGGAAGTTGCATGGGAGGGGTCTTTTAAGATTGAAGTCTACGTGAGTGATACGAAGATTGCAACGTATACGGATCTTAGTGGATCTGAGTGGTTATATAAAGCGGCGTGGCTAACGTCTGATAATGGTGGTGAGTTGCCTTTGGCATTGACTTTAAAGATTTCGGGTTTTATAGTCGATAGAAGCTACACTTACGAATCAGAGCAGGTGGAGATTACGGTAAAGAAAGTCTGAGAGAGGGTCTACAAGATGACGGATAAATATGATTTCAACAGTTTGCAGGTGGGGGCACAGGGGTTCGATGCTCTGATTGACGAGAACTCGGATATTGTTGAGGATAATCTGCATACGAGGCTGCTTGTAACACTGGAAGAAGATGTGGATGCATACGAAGCAGTCAGCTATCAGGGGTACAAGGCTCAGGCTTCGAAGTCGGCAACACGAAGTCCTTGTGCAGGTCTTCTTCTTGCAGATGGTGATAATGGAGATGAAGTTCGGATTCAGCGTGTGGGGCCAATCACAAATGATGACTGGTCCTTGAGTCCTTTCGTCAATGTTTGGCTAGATCCATCGACACCAGGTGCAATTACACAAGCAGATCAGAGTGAAGCGAGTGGGAGGCAGTTAATAGGGTTCGCGTTATCTGCAACCTCGATATTCCTCAATATACTCCCTGATGCTGAATCTTGCCCGACTACCACCACTACAACGACTACAACGACTACAACAACCACGAGCACAACGACGACGGAAGCAGTTTAATAGAGAGGGGGTGGAGAAATGGAAGAATTTAGGTTTTATGGTGGAAAGCAGCAGGATCAAAATTTTCTGGTGAAGCAATCAAACTATATTGACGCAAGAAAATTGGCAGCAGGAGTTGCGGAGGTACATACGATTCCAACGGGGGCATCAGTTGTGATTCTATCCTGTACCGCTCATCTCTACGCTAAAGTAGATGGTGCTGCGGCAATTCCCGCAGCAGATGTAACCAATGGATCAGCAAGTGAACTTAACCCAGGCCCTCTGTTCATCAAGGGGGCGATAACGATAGGACTCATTTCCCCAAGTGATTGTGTGGTAACTCTTTCGTTCTACTAATCAGAGGGGTAGAAACGATGCGAAATCCTTATGTTCGAAAACCTTACGATCGATGGGGGATGCCACGCGATCCATTCCACTCCTCTCCGGAGTCATTGTTTGATGAAGAGACAACTACGACCACTACAACTACGACCACTACGTCTACAAGTACAAGCACTACTACAACTACGACAACAACTTCCGCCCCAACCTATGCCGATGTTGTTCTTGCTGATAGTCCTCTTATGTACTTAAGACTAGGGGAAGCAAGTGGGGAAACAGCGAATGATGAAACAATGAATGAAAATGATGGAACGTATGTAGGAACGTTGTTGAGGGAGCAAACAGGGTTGATCGATGATGTGGATACATGTGTGGAAATAGAACATGCTCTGGATGGCTATGTACAGAGCCCCGCCTTCACGAGCACTGCAATCAAAGCAGTTGAAATGTGGTTAACAAATGGGGTAGGGGAAGATGCGTATGAGCCTTGGTGGTCGCTCGTACTCGGGTCGTTGTCACTCGCATTGTATTGGCATGGGTTTGAAGAGAAACTAGCAATTTGGGAATATGGTGGAGCAGGGGATAACATTTACTATTCGGATGTTATTGCTGACTCCGTTGGAACATTTCATATTGTCATTTTCTATAATACGACTGATGATAAGACCTACTGTATGGTAAATGGTGTTGTGAGTGAAAGTACATTTAGTGGAAATATGTTTGCAAATTATACGGGGGCAACATTGTTTGCAGGGTGTGATCATAATGGCAGTGCAGTAGCGGATACACTGGTAGGAAAGTTGGATGAGATTGTAGTCTATTCAACGGAAGTAAGTGCGGAGAGATTCTTACAGCATTATCAGATAGGCGCTGTGTGATTCCAATTCGATAGCGATGATGTTACACAACGATGTCGGTATGCGAAAATAGAGCACATAGCGTGAGGATTTCCATGCAATGCAGAACGATATTCACAACAGTCTTGACAGCGATCAAGATAATTATAAGGATGGCCGTAACCCACCTTACGTTCTCATGGTGAGAACGAAGGCAGTGTGGGGTTGGATAAAATCGTTGCTCAATCGAAAGGAGAAAACAAATGGAAGCAGTAGCAAAGCTCAATGCGGATAACTATAGGGATCCGCAGGAGTTATTGGACAGAATGGTGCTTGCGGCATGCAATGCCGGGTGTTCCCCCAGTGCTGGGCATATCGTGAGCAAACACCCTCCAGATCTGGACAGCCAGTGGGCTGTGCTGACTGTGAAAGGAACTGAAGCCCAACTCCTGAAGTTTAGGAGTTACCCCAACTTTGTAGGGGAAGCTCTTGCGTCCTTGAAAGGGGACGGGTTCTGGTTTATTCTGTAGGATTTCAACTGACTGGGGTGGCAGACTCAAAATCTGCCACCCCCGCACGCACACACGATCGAAAGGGGAGAAAAAGATGAGACGAAGTAGTCACAATAAAGGGTGCTTGATGCAAATCCTTGTATTGCTCTTATTCCTTGTATTTGCAGGGTGTAATGGTTGTGCAACAGATCAGTCATCGACAGGCGATACGAATGATGCAATCACGCAGTACGGGTATTACGTACTGAACACTGCAGGGGTGTCGTATGATTCGCTGATGAAGTCAGCGAGGGATTTGTACGACAAAGGGTATCTGAAGGATGAGGGAAAGGCAAAAATTATTGAATATGGTACGAAGTATAAGGCTGCATATGATGGGTGTGTAGCAGCCTTAGAAAGTTATAAGAAAGTTTCGGATGCGGAGTCGGCTGCAAAGTTGACACAGGCGATTTCGGAAGTTGTGCGCTTTTTGGGTGAAATTACTGGCTATTTGCAACCATTCTTTGAGAAGGAGAAAGCCGCTGCGATTGCCCCTACATCGCAACTGCTATTCTTGCCAATGCCAAATGGACTAGGAAAGGGGGTGGCATAACATGGCTGAGAAAACTCAACTTGAACTTGCCTTCATCGCAACGATTGTGGAACTGATCGCGCGGTATGGGATCCCCGGACTCATAGAAATTTTGTCTGGGCTGAAGAAGAAGAACATTACACTGGAAGACATTCAAGCCCTCAAGAACATCGTGAAAGATCCTGAGGACTACTTCGCATAACGGAAAGGGGTTTCTGGGATGGAGACGATTAGTAAATTTATTCTGGAGTTACTACACTCGGGAACCCCTGCCGTTGTGATCATTCTTTGTGCAATCATCTACTGGTTATTTCGATGTGCTGAGAAGAAAGAAAACTCGCTCACGAAAATGGGTGAGAGCCTTCAAGAGAATACACGAGTTCTGGATAAGCTAGTCACATTAGTAGAACTCCTAATGCACCTTCGAACGGAGAAAGACAAATGACTTGTTGGCTAGCAAAAATATTTAAAAGGTTGCATTCGAAGGAAACCGATGCTATTGTCGATGCGAATCGGAAAGCATTGAGTAATGCTGAGCGGCGAATCGATATGATGTTAGACAAGGCAAGAGTAGATGGGGAGGAGCAATGGTTCTTGACATTAAAAAAAGGGGGTGGGCCACAAAATGGACAAGCTAGTTCTTATTCTTGCACTCCTCATTAATACGACCGTGTTTGTGGGCTCGCTGTTCGGGGCTCTTTTGTTTTCGTGGTGGTGGTGGAGACGTAAAGATTCCACTGATGTTTACCGTTGCTTCACGTTCATTCTGTATGGGTTGATGGTAAATAAAGGGATCGCAGTAATTGGTGGCTATCACATCTTGTGTTTGAATGAAGCAGTGGAGGATGCATTAGGGTTTCATCAATCCTTATTGTGGGCCATTAGATCTCTTCCTATAACTATTGCCTTGATTTATTTTCTCGTAAAGATGGCAAAACGTGTTATACACACGTATAAACTGGAGAAACAATGGCAGAAAGAGGATATATACGATGCGAGTAATTCTGTTGGAGGACGATGTACAGATTGTGAGGATGATTCAGGAATTTCTTCCAAAGAAAGATCCTAATCTCGTTCTCTATGTTGCCACAACATCTCAACAGGCTGTAGGGATTTTGAAAGAGAACTATATTGCGGTTGCAATCATCGATCTCGCGTTGCCTTCCGATTCTCGAATGGATGGACTAGAGTTCTGCCAGTTTTGTCGAAGTAGAAACCCAATGATTCATTACATAGCAACCACTGGGTACTGCTCCCTCTTTGACATTACGATGTGTAGGACGATTGGGTTCGATGATGTTATTCTGAAACCCTTTCAGCTTGATGACCTCTGGAATTCAGTTGAATACGGATTCAAAAAACGTGGGCGTTGGAAATCTTGTGCTGCTGTTCGCAATCCTCCACGTTGACTATTTGTGTAGAACCTTCGTTTCTTCCATCTCCTGTGTGAAAAAACAGTAGTGTAGAATGCAGGAGATAGCAATAAATCGATTTGTACGATAGTCAGGTTCAGGGTAAATCCCAGGGAAGTTTGCAATCGCATACCCCTTGTAGGGTATGTAATTTACACCTACTGACCATTTGAATGCTTTCATGTGCCGGGCTTTTGGATATTTTGGGACCTCCCGCTTACTCGCCGTTACCATCTTGTAGTCAAACATCATGATCTGTGCATCTGATTTCTTGAACTCCTCAAAGTCTTCCTCAAAGTTTTCATCATACTTTTCATCTTGATCAAGGAACAGAACGTAGGTGGGTTTAATCGTATCAAGTTCCCGTATAAGCTCCTCTCTCCAATTCCATCTATTCCATTCACTCGTTGCATTGATTATCGTGTGTGGGTAAGACGTCGGGATTTGTAGAAGGCAACGTGAAAAAAGTTCCGCATCTCCTTTAATATTATCAAACCTCAGTACGACCTGATCACAATACCGAAGAAGATCTGAGAGAGCAGTAGCGGCGAGGGGGAAGTCTGAGATTGCCATCAGACCAACCGTGATTTCCTTTCTCTTGAAAGCTGAAATAGTAATCGTCTCAGCCTTTTTCTCCCAATTGTTCTTTACCTGCTTCGTGGCATCTTCAAGAAGAGGTTTCATCTGTTTATACCATATGTTCTCATATGAGAAATCCCAGAGATGATACCGCATCGGTAGATAATTGAGAATCTTCATGGCGAGATCATCGAAGTAGGCATTAGGATCATGGTAGGTAACTAGCTGAAGATCTCCTGCAGCACCATCTGTTATACCAGGGGTTCTAAATGAAGCATCGAAATACAGTGCCCTTACCCCAGCAAATTCCCTCAAGCATTTCAATCGATTGCTCACGACCAGCAGATTATCACTAATCTTCGCTTCGATCAGGCAGTTGGGGGAAACTTCAGAGCGGGAAGCAAAAACGAAGAGATTTGCGAGGCGGAAAAGTTCCGCGACATTGCGTCTAGGCAGAGGTTTGTTGTGAGTCAATTCATTCGTGAAGATGAAATCCTCTCCATCTATGAGACCCATCGATTTGCAATACTCCTTCTTCTCTTCGATCTCCTTCAAGCGATGCCTCGCGTTTGCATTTGCAAAGATTAGCGCCACTTTTTGCCCTTTCCGCTTCAGAGCAGCAAAGGTCATGATGAGAGGATCGATCCCTTTTGCCTCCATACGAGTCGCGCAGTGGGGGAAGATCTGTATGACACCTTTATTCGGAATATCGAGCAGATCAATTATTTGGCACGTGAGAGGGTCAAGATTGTGAAACGATCGGTAGTCTTTTGGGTTATAGACGCATTTGACGTTTTCGGGGGAGGTGTTGTACATCTGAGCAAGTCCCTGTGCGTCCCTTTTGTTCATGTATACGAGCCATGAATGTTCCATCATCGTGTGTCGCAAGTTCTGAGGGTATGGTGTGTTCGGCAGAGAATGGGTCCATGCTGAATGTACCCAATGCAGCCAGAACGCTTTCAGAGATGGTTCAGCGAGACGCATTGCAGCATTGTATGCAAGAAAGGTACGTTGGTAGATCAGGTCGGCAGTCAGAATGATGTCGTAGTCCTTTAAAATGGAAAGGTAGAGTGTAGCGTAATGATTGGCTTGTTCTTCAAACGGGGCCCCCCGTGGGATTGTGGTGAGGTTATTGATCTGGTTCGGGTAGAGATCCTTCGGGCAGTTCACATTGACTAGGAAGTCGAAGTCCTGTTTGAATCGTTCCAACATCTTCGCCCTCTCTAACCAACCTATATGCAGTGCATACCCATCTTGAAAGCTACCAAAATGACTCAGTATTGCGATCTTCATTACTTTACTGGACCTCCTTTTTGTATGTACTGCTGAATGGCTTCTTGCAATGGGTAGTAGACAATAGTTCCATCTTCAATAAGATTGAGCATTTCGGAATTTGACGATGGCTTATTAATGTATTCATCTCGTAATAGTAGTTGGTCATTATACCATGCAACAAGCCATCCTGGTTTATCTTTTATGAGCACGTAATCTAATTGTTCCATCCAGTTGTGAATCTCAAAGATAATCTTCCATACATTACCCATCCAAGCATGACCATTGTTGAGTTTTTCGGGTAGCGTTCTTTCTTCGATCTCATGGTAAGGTGGGTAGAAAGGGTTGACATCATGGATTAATATAACGGAATCTTTCTGTGTACGTAACAATACGTTTGACAAGTCCCGAGTGACCTGATTTGCTGAATGAAAACCATCTATGAAAACCATCTCAAAAAATCGATCGACGTTGTAAGGCCAAGAGGCTGCAAATATACCATCCGACGTCCCTCTCAAAAGCCTTCCTGATTGGACACTACCATTCGGAGAGATGCAAACTTTATCTTCAAGAGGGACGCTCTCAAAGTTTCGCCCGTCCCCAAGTCCTATTTCAAGATAGGACGTAGGTTTTCTCAACTTGAAGAAAGCTTCTAGGACGTCTCGCATGATTCCTCCTTGTAGTAATCTTTATTCTGTTCGAATGTTGCGATAGCCTGGAGTTTTGCTTTGCGAGGGTAGCCTTTGACACAGGCTTCAAAACGCAGTGCTTCCCCATGTGTTAATCCTGAGCACGAGTCGAGCAGTTTGACTGGGCGATGAGAGCGGGTGTACTTCCCCCCTTTTCCTTCATTATGTTTCTTCACCCTCTTCTCGACATTCAGCGTAATTCCACAGTAGTACGACCCGTCATTGCATTCTACCAAATACACTGACCACTCTTTCATTTCCTCTCCCTCTGGCAGAGTTTATTTACCAGATCTGCCGTCGCCGCTCCTCCAAATACACCAATTAACCAGGCAATGCCAACTGGGGGTAAATTTACAACTTTGTGACTGATAACAAGATCCGTGATGATTGCCGATATACCTAGTATAATAATCGTTATGAAAAACCCTGTAATATGACACACCATTCGTTCTTTCATCCTATTACTCCTTCCTGCTTTCTAACAATGTCCAAATAAACATACAGTAGTTTGCTACATGGACAGTGCGTTTTGTGACCTCTTCTTTATCTAAAAATTTAAAGCCAATTTTCATCTTCGCAATTTGTACCATCATCGACTCCATTAGATCCAATGGAGAGACTTTATTCCACGGTGGATCCTTTTCTTTTTCATGAAGATTTAATTCCTCCTGCATCTTCTCCCTGAATTTCTCCAAAATTTCATTTAGTCCGCCTTCAAGAGGGGAGGTAATAGAATGGATGACACATTGCCACTCAGAAAAAATTTCTTTTTTCATCTCCTCCAATGTCTTCCCGATCATCTGTTTGTCCTTTGGATGCCATGTTACTTTCCATGTTTTACAATCCGGCTTCGAAAAATAGATCAGTTTAGTAGGATCGACCCATTCATCCACTCCATTCCCATCCCACCTGACAAGAAGATATAAACCATTAGACCATTGAACATACCCGGTTTGAAAGGCCTCGCCCCCTTTCGTACCCGCCTCCCCTTGTCTTACCACCAGCTGATCTGTGTACACCCCGATTCCAAACACCTTCTTAATCTCTAAGAAGCTCATACCACACACCCCCTTCGCAACATCCTTATGCCTTTGCCACTCCGTCATCCCAACGGGCCATCTGACCGCGCACATCCACATGAACAAATCCTTCTGAAATTCCAGTCGGGGTGTGACGATAAATGCCAATCCCCCCTTTCTGAAAAACCGGGATCTGCTTCGCGAATACCGCCATTTGATCCGGGCTTAACCTCTCAATCACAATATCTGCCGCAGTTCCAAGGAGGTGCTGACTTGCTCGCTTTCCTTTTACCGCCTTGTTGTGTCGGGTACACCTTCGTCCGCTGATAATATGAATCTTACGGTTCCCGGCTAATTCCCGTAGCTCTTCCAACGCTATCACAAGAGTCGGACTTACATCGTTCGCTCCGCACCCACAGTGGCATTCGAACTCCCACTGTGAGAAATGCTCACTCAAGTCTCCCATCAGATCATCTCCTTTGACCTTCTTCCAGTACATCTCGCAACATCATGCAGTAATTCCCGATATGGACCAAATGCTCCATTGCTCGATTGTACTTTCTTGCATTCACTGCTTTTTCAAATCGTTTAAATTGAATTTCAATTCCGAGGTGCAGCCGCACTGGGTTTGTATTACTCCATGTTACATCCCCTCCGTACTGATCTGCGTGTAAATCGAGTTGATGATCCATCTCTTCAGCAAACTTTTTAACTGATTCCCTCATCTCCCTTTTCCCTCCTTAACCACTCATGGGTTAGCGTGGAAGGGTGTTCCACAACGTGATGGCATACCACTTGATTTTGTGACGTGGACCTGCCATTATACATTCAAGGCAATATACGCCGTAGACTGATTCATCAAATGGATGTTCTGCCACTCTCACGTGATTACTCTTGCAGCTAGGATTTGGGCATGGCTTCAACGCAGGACTTGGCTGACTGGGAGGATCGAGCCAGTAATCAATCCTTTGCTCTTTGCATGTGTTAGGATCAAGCCACCCTTTTGATTTTGAGAAATAACAATAGCATTCCTCTCCATCACGGATGCACACATATTTTTTAGGCACAACCGGGTCCCTTTCACTCACTTTCACCCATTTTCCAGACCCTAGGGACTGGTAACATTGTACTTCGATGGTTTCTGTTCCGTTGTTTACCTTGCGATACCATGTCTCAGTCATGACGTTATCCCCTTTCACCTGTTTCATTTCCTCGATCATCCTCGCCATTGACTCTGCTGCCCGCCCAACGTCCACTCGCTCGGATAGCCACTCATTGAGTTCTGCCGCCAGCGCAAGCGCATCAGTTGGTATTCTCGTCACCTTCCCCTCCTCGTACTGCCTCCACAAATTGATGTGCTGCTTCTGCAATCGCAGCATCCTTCAAATTCTTCTTCACTATATTTTTTGCTAACGAACGCTCGTACGGGTTAAGTTTCGGAGTTTTCCCTTCAAGCAACAGCTTTTTCAACTTCGCTGCATCCTTCCCTTTCTTTCTATATCTTCTCTCCCCCGCAATAATCTGACCACCCGAAGATTTCACAGCATTATTCCATGCATCAAGCTGCCTGCTCTTCTCCTGCCAGTAACCAAAGATGAGGAAGAACTGATCGGGTGTCTCCCCATCTGCCATTCTCTTTCGAATATCCCTATTCATCTCCCCTGACCACACCCCCCAGTCAGTCGAAAGTCTCGCCCAGTTTTTCAGCTTCGCTTCCTCAAACTTCGCATCAATCAGTGTGAGGTATTCTATTACTTTAGGATTTATTTCGTGAGGCGGCATCGTGCGCTCCTACTTGTGCCAAAATACTGTTTACTTCAGCCAATACCCGTTGTGAATCCAGTAATATCTCATCCTTGAAATAGATCAAAAAGTTGACTTGCTTTCGATTAAGCCAGATCGTGATGTTGAAACAAAGACTTGGCGTAAGATCATCATCCTCCTCGACGGTAAGCATTACCGTCGAGTCAGGTGGGAGACTCAACTGAATACTCTCGATAAAGTCCTTCAATTCACTCACCTTTACTACTTTCATCCTAGTACCTCTATCCGGCTCACCCCTCCAATCTTGTTGACGAGAAACGTCCTATCCGCACTCTTATTCACCCCTTCCGCATGCGAGTTCAGTATGAATTGAATGCCCAACTTATCACTCAGCATCCTCAGCATATCGCTCACATTCTCTTGCAAATCAGGAGAGACGTTGCGGAAGGGTTCATCATCGATAATAACAGGTCGATTCTTTTTCAGCGACCAGTACATAATTCGCAGTGCGAAGCTGGCGACATCGACAGGTCCCCCTCCGTGAGAGTCGAGTGGGTTGCTTTCGAACCCATCATCTTCGAACAGCAGATCGCACTCTAGCTGATTGCGCCTTGGGACTATATGCACAGCAAGGGCAGGCCACACGGGACAGACCGCTCGTAGCGCAGTTGTGACAAGACGGGAAATCTTGAACTCGACGGATTGTTGCGTGGACTGAGCAATTTCCTGAATCAGCTTTCGCCCTTTCTCCGCTGCCGTCACATCCAGTTCAATCTCTTTGAGACAGTTCTTTACTGTTTCCCATCGTGTTGTCAACTCCTGCCTTGCCCCTTCAGCCATCGACAGTTTCTTCTCCATTTCCATAATGAAGTCATCAGTCATATCCCTAGCTCCTCATTCTGTTTTATCAGCATTGCGATGGCTCCGCAGTACCCCCCAAGATTCTCATCCTGCTCGGTGGGGCAGTTAAGAAACGTGTACAGATTACGGAGAAGATCTTGATGTACTTTCAGCACTTTCCTCCACATCTGATCAGTCTTCTTACAGCTTTCCGCTAGTCTCATGCTCATTGTCTTCCATGATTCCCCATTTTGAATGAGACCTTGCACCCTGCTCACAAGTTCGAATGATCCTGCAAATTCGCTGATTTCTTTCCCGTCTAATAGGTTTTCAATCGCTTCGAGAATCGTCCCTTGCATCACCTCCGTATTCGTTGCTTGCTTCATTTTTAAAGGGGGAGGAGGAGGGGGTGTCGGCTTTAATCTCGGGAGCTTTATATTCTGTTTCGTCATCATTTCTACCTCTCTCTGAATATCGATATTTCACGGTTGACATTAACGACGACACGAATAGGGGTCTCGCGGATGTCATGCCGGAGCGTTATTTCTTTGATCTCTAGATCTTTCGGCATTCCCATCGCTGCAAGTTGCTGATCCACTTCGTGTCGAAAATCTGACCATTTCATAGCAATTCTCCTAGAAGTCATACTCCGTTGTGATTTTTGTATGCAATCGCTCGATTTTGCCCCGCAGATCCTCCATCTGTGTATTTAGTTCTGCGAGTCGGGCAGGCGCTGTTTCTTCTGTCAACCCATACTTTTCCGTCAGCGTAGCCAGATATGATTCTAGCCTGCCCTCTAGCTTCGCCTTCTCATTCCTTTGCTCATCGATCGCATTCTTCAGCGTCTTGAGATCCTCAATCACTTTCGTCATATCCGTCATGCCAACACCCCCTCGATGAATTTCACAACCCTTTGATCTTGAATCCCTTTCAGCGCTACCGCAATGTTCTCTCTGAAGTTTACACCTTCTTCGACTTCTCCACCTCTAATTTGTTCCACAAATGCTTCAAGCTCTTTATTCACTTTCTCATCCTTCTCTGCCTTCGTCATGTCGAAGACTTCAGTGAAAGCGAGTGCGGGGATAGGGCACTGATTGACAAGTTTGTGTTGTGCCGTATCGTAGAAGAAGACACAGGGGCGATGATCGGACGTGTTGATGGACGTTCTGAACAACGCGCCAGCATTGATTACCATTCGTCCATTCTCACCCTTCACTGTAAACTGCTTGTGATTGTCCCCACTTACGATTAGATTGTACTTCGTTTCCTTCAGCAGTTGCAACCCTGTCACAAACTCATCCTGCCCTTCCCACACTTTCTCATTCTTGATTACCATCTTGTGAATCATCAGGATGTTGAACATTTCAGGGTTAGTGATGGGCGGGATCTCTGCACCCCAAGACACCCCTGTAATTGCAACTTGCTCAATATCAACGACGCGATTATGCACGATCTCTACCGCTGAGCCTGCTTCGAGTACGGCAAGAGGGGTGTTATCGACATTCGATGAATGGTATCTCAAATCATGTTGCCCGTATATCGTCAAGAGACGATCTACCCCACATTGCTTCTTCCACTGATTGAGATTCAATATCCAGTTTCGCACTGTGTCATAGTTCAGCGTATGTCGATTTGTGAAGTCACCTGGCTGCAGAAGTACCCTCGCATCGTTCAGATGGCAATACTCCAACAGAGTCCGCACTTTATCTTCCTGGGTCTTTTGCCAATCACGATCGAGCCTCTTGTCGGGTTTCTGATTGTCGAGGTGCCAGTCGCCTGTGACGCCTATAATCATATCTTGATGCCTCCTTTCAATGTCTGATTACAGAGGGGGCAAATCTTCTGTTCGAGTAGAAACGTTTCATACTCTTTTTCCTTCAGTTTGACACGCTCAGTCGCTTCGACAATCGCGTTCCTCGTACTTTGTGTACTCTGTAACAGATTCTTAATTTGGAATGCGTTTTCTTGCGTTTCTGTGTACAGTTGGGCGAACTCACGGAGGAGATTGTATTTAGGAATAATCTCGAACCATTCATTGATTGTCTTGAGATCAAATCTGCTTTCTACCATTACATTCAGCAGCCGCGCAAGCCCGTCTTTCTCTTCCTCTACTTTCATCCAGCTGTGTGTGTTGCGTGTCAGTTCAGCCCACTCCTCCTCTAACCCTTTCAGAAATTCAAACTCCGCAAGATCTTTGTGCCCACTCTCAATACCTTCTATTAATTGTGTAACTGCTTCGATCTCACCTGTAACCTTCTCTCTCTTGCCATGTAACGCTTTCAGCTTGTCGAAGAGGGTGCGAATTTCAGGGAGTTGTACATATTTCTCAAGGGAGCTTTCAAGATCGATCTTCTGTGCTTCCTGCACCTTCTGCTCCGCTCGTAATCTGTTCACTTCCTTGTTCGCCTTCTCAATGACGTCCGTGATCTCGCCTAGATCCGTCACCTCATTGAGTTTTTTCATCACATTCCCTGCTGTATCTTGAATCAAGAAGTACCCATCATGCTGCATCTTCACATTGCGAGAATCCATCTGCAAGACTGTCTGCACTTCATCAGGTACAGCACGGCGCATCGCTTCGTACACATCCTCTTCCGTCGTGTAGCTATTCTCCTTCTTCCCCTGCTCGCGCATCACGAACTTGCCATCCGTAAACTCGATCGTAGCAACGACCGTCGCCTTATCGTCTGCACGATGATTCTTGAACTTTCCACTTGGTGGTGTATTGTCGATAATCCACTTCAGCCCTCTCAACACAGATGACTTGCCGCTCTCGCTAGGGCCCTTGATGATGTTCACCCCTTCATGAAACTCCAGTAGGGAATGTACATGCCCTTGAAAGTTGATCAATTCTACCGCTTTGATCGTCATCTTTCTATCTCCATCCTAGTAAGATTAATCCTACTATTATGATTACCCCACAGATTGCTACTACTTTTTCCCCGCCTGCCATAAGAATGCAAGTTATGGGAATTGCAATGCCGGCCCCAATAAGTAAAAGATTCTGTACTAGCATTATTATACTCTCTTTCACTTCTGTTTTTAAGGATGGGGGTAGAAAGCATTGCCCGAACTCCCTACCCCATCCTTACGCCACTGCCCTTTTCGCAACCCATCACTGTTATAATCAAACCAAACAGCTAAAGCCCTTAGCCTTTCTTACTACAAGATTGCGTCTCACGAAATGAGACCGCCCCCAGTTTTGTTACGTTTGCTGGAGACAAACGGGGCAAATATCTTCCATGCCATGTAAATCGTAGCAACCAATGCAAATGGGATCTGCCATACAAGTACCACCATCCAGTCGAGTGCGGCAGGACAGTTGGAGCCTTGCAGTCTGTGGTAAAACGCGATGATTTCCGCCCCTACTATTGTTGTAACATTCAGAATTATGTAGATTCCTATCCACCCTAGTATACCCTCACTGATCGATCGTCGCAGATCTTTCATTCCCCCCCTCCTTCTTCGTCAATTCATAGATCGATTTGACAGTAGTGGACTCGGTTACATCTGATAACGTAAGCAACCCCGTATCAAGCAATTTCTTGAAGTCTTCGATTGTGACGGGGTGAAAGGGTTTGTTCTCGCGTTGCGCGAGCATCTTTCTCCCCTGATTCATCATATTCATTGTCACTCGTGCCCATGTCCAGTAATCCTTCATACTGAACCTGCGTACCGTAGTGAGTTTCACTTCTACCATTTCATCTGACTTGTCCATCTCTTACCCTCCTCCATCTCCCATTCAAACTCACATCAGCAAACGAGACTCGTGTTCTACCCGGAATATCAGGTACTCTCAACTGCATCACCAAATCCACTGCATTGCGAATAACTTTTAAGCGCTCCCCTTTCTGTGAACCAATGATGTGCAACCCCCTAGGATCCTCATGATACTTCCTGCATAACACCTCCCACTGTCCCAACACTCTGTCCTTTAGAATCAGCAGTTGCTCGTGCTGGAACTCAGGGGAACGTGAAAGTGCCATAGGTGCCAGAATGTCCGGATTCAATTCGAGGATCTCCATCAATCGTTCTAGTCGAATCTCTTGCTGTGCCATTAGTCGAAGATCCTCATCGTAATTGGTAGACTCTTAAGGAAGTTTCGTACTCGTCGTACATCTTGAAGGTACTCAATGTAAGGGCTTTGAAAAGGGGGTTCAGCCATTTGCACCCCATCCTCTGCATAACTCACAATTCTCTCGAATGCCTCCTGAACTTCCGTAGTTGTCATCATTAGTACATAATACCTCGATCTGCCTTCTTCATATCAATCGCAACACTATTCAATCCTTGTTCCGTTATTTTAGTGAAGAGATTGCGAATCATTTCGATTTGTTCTTTCAGATCCTCTACCTCCCCTTCTCTCTCAGAAAAATAGGCACACCCACTCTTCGCCCATTCTGCAATATCATTGAATGCAGATTCAACCGTTTTTGTTTCCGATCTCACCAGTTCTTCTTTTGCTCTAAGAATGAGCGCATTTACTCGATCTGTTGCTTTTCGCAATAATTCCATATTGCTCCGTAATTGTACTGAACTCTTCCCACCAGGAGATCCTAGATGTGTTTCCGCATAAAAGTTGATCAACACGAGATCGTTAACTAGCTCCACGTCAATGGTAATTACGGGAATTGCACCTTCCTCATCACTTCCCACTAGTTTTCCCCAGATAATTTTATTCATCCGAATGTCCTCACTAAAAGGTTTCGTCTACTTGCCCAATATGCTCCTGCCGCATCCGCTATGTGTTCAAACTCGTCAGTTCCAAAGATTTTGTCCTCACAAGGAATCTTGATCTGTTCAAACACTTTCTTCCCCCTCGCTTTCGCGATCACCTCCCATTCGTAATGCTCTCGTACCGCTCTCATGATCTCCGTTTTTGACGCACTGCGTTTGCCTGCTACAGCTATCTTGACCTCATTTGGCGAAACGTTTTCAAGAGGAAGTTTGTATATGGTTGTAAGAGCGGCGAGGACCGCCACAGCCCCACCCATCTTGTGGGCGGCTTGACTACTCTTCGACCCTCCAGTGGGGATCTCAGCGATAATTCCGTCACACCCTCCCCAGTTAATGATTTCTTCCAGCGCTTCCGTCAAAGCTGAACAGCGAATGACAAAATCTTCGGAACTCCGGAGAAGTCTGTTCGTTGACTTCTCCGTTACTATTACGCCTGCTCTCTTCGCCACTTCACCTTTGCCAAACAAAATATAGCCAGTATGAGCAAATGCCACGTCCAGTGCTAGTAACATCTAAACCCCCTGCGCCACTGCTCGAATCCTTCTTGGGTTAAGAACGAGTTGAGCCCGTACTTTCCAAATACAAACCGTAGTTTATCCATTGTTACGACATCCTTTTGAAGAGGCAGATAAAGGGATTCGAAAGGGAGTTGAATCAATTTGAGATTACGTTTATCAAATTCATTTCGTTTCCATTCAATAATCCTATCATAGATTTTCCCCTTCGTGAGTTCCCCCCGCAAGAACTTCGCGGCTGTAGGTTCGGCAACACCTTTCACACCTGGGATATTATCGCCTGCATCTCCAGAGAGAGCCTTGACTTCGGGCCATCGTGACGGGGGTAATCCCCACTCGTTCGTAAACTCTTCAGCGGTAAAGAATTTCTTCTGAACGGGTTCGTACATTTGACAGGTGGGGGTGAGGCATTGAAGCAAATCACGATCTCTTGAAATAATCACTGCCTCCCCCACCTGTTGTGCTGCTACTGCAATCACATCGTCCGCCTCTAAACCCATCGAAACATAATTGTTGAGAAAGCCTAGTTGTGTTAATACTTCCTGTCGTAACTGTGCAAATTGGTCAAAGCAGATGCTATTAAAGGCTTTCTCTTCAGGGGACGCTTCTTCGCGATCATGAATACGATTCATTTTGTATTCTGGGTAAAAATCCCGTCTGAGACTCCTTCTACTATCCCAACAGAACATAAATTGGTGATAAGGAAATAGTTCAATAAACTTCACAGTTGCTCTGAGAAAACCAAATATGACTCCTGTAGGCACAAGCTTGTCTTCAATTTGATGGGTTAACCACAATTTTCCCAACGTATTCTTCGCCACATGCGCGATTGAGTTTGCATCCACAAGAAGCCATTTCATAGTTTTCGCTTCCTCTCCACTTTGAATTTTTCTTGCAGTTGGAGCCATAAACTAATAGTGGTATCTTTTAGAGGTTTCTCAAGGCCTGCCTTTTCAATGTGGTAGATTGCATCATTCATCGCTTGATACTCACGATCAACAGCTTTGTATACCGATCCCCCTTCAATGTTCTTCACAAACTGCAAATTCGCTCGTATGTCATCAAACCCGTAACGGAAGATTAACGGTAAGTAGGCTTCACGATAAGGAATATCAGTGGAGTTTTTCACCACTCTAGCAATCGTATTGACCCCAACGATCTGCTCGTGCGACTTTCCTTTAAACGTGACCGTCTTCGTAATGTCACGTGGCTTCGAGAAGCCGAGTTGAATGCGAATTGAAGCATAGAAGGGGATTGCAAAACCACCTGGTGTTGTAATTCCATACTCACCCTGTCTGATCTGATTCGAACATGCCAAAATCATATTCGACTTTGTAATCGTTCTACACAACACCCTCATCCCCTGACTGAACATCTTCGCTCTTCTCTGACCCATCTTATCCCCTTTTTCCATCTCTAGTGCCGTACTCAATGCTGCAAGACTATCAGCGAGTACGGCATTTGGGGGATTTGACATGGATGGCTTCCATGTTGAAATAAAGTCAAAGACTTCCTCGACCGTGTCAGGCATACTGTAGTTTTTCTTGTCAATCTCTGCTCCATAAATCCGCATATACTCTTTATCTAATCGTGCTTCAGGATCCATAAAATGGATACTCCCACCATTTTTCTGCACCCTCGCTGCAATCTCTGCAAGACATGCTGTCTTGCCTACTCCTGAGGGGCCGTAGATTTCAATGAGTACCCCACCCGGAATCCCCCCGCCATGTACTTTTGTACCTGAAATCGCGAGATCCAGCAGTGTAGATCCAGTTGAGATGCAATAGTCAAAATTCCCAGTGGGGATGAACTCTCTTTCTGTCAAAGGCGTCTCACTTGCCGCCTCCTCTTCGATCTGAGCTTCTAGGGGGTCTTTCGACCCCCCTCCACTCCGTTTAAGGAGTTTTGCCATCTCTTACTTCCTCCTCCCAAGCAATCGTTTTGGCTTCTCAGGCTCAGGAGCAGGAGCAGGAGGCTGAGAAGTTGTAGGTGCGGGTTGCGAGGGTTGCGAGGGTTGCGAGGGTTGCGATATTCTCTTCCCTGCATCGAAACAGTCATCCCAACCCGGGCAGCGTAAGCACTCTGCAAACTTGTCCGTATCTACCCCAAACGCACGTCCTCTATAACATTTATCCCAGGGCGGGGAGGGTTCTGATGTTCCCACCCCTTCAGCTTTCCGTGTTGTAGTTGTTCTCGTTTCATCTCCTCCCGCGGGAGACGGTGCATTATCAACATTCGCCGCCGATGTGACGGGCCTTGCTTTGTGCTCCCCTTCTGCACCCTCTACATACGGTTCCCCATATAGGGATTCAAACATGGTTTTGTACTCAGGGTGAAGAACGAGGAGTGACTCAAGGGGATACTTACACGCTTTTTCAAGGAGATATTCAGGGAGATCTCTTTTTCGATCAATGAACCTGTGCCCCAAATACTCGATCTGATCCCGCGACCCCTTGATTTTGAATGCAATCGTTTTCCCTTCCATATCAGGCGATGAGTATGGTATCACTCCTCCGCCCTGTGGGATTGTTGCAATCTCATCGACCTTTTCTTGGAAAAAGAAAGACGGAACCCGCCAGATCTGCAAACCTTTCTGTTCTTCTTGGGGCGTTGTGTGATCCCATATGTAGTAAATATATTGATGGTATGCACGAAGGGCATTCCATTCTGGCTTTGGTAAGCCAGGATTTGCATTCAGATGCTCACACATCGGGTCCTTCGTGCGAAACATGTGAACCTGACAGATGAAGTCGTCCTTTGCAACCCCAATTCGCTTATGCGTCCAGAGATCAACGGCAAATACGATGGGCCATAGTTTACTGTCACGTGGTGATGTGGGATTGTCAATTTTCGCTTGTCTGATGGCATCTTGAATCTCATCATCAGGGAACAACTCTGTCGCTTCCCAACAGATAAGATCAATAAGATGTTCGCCCTCTTTCGGAGACCAGAACCCAATGTCATCAGGTATCTTTTTCCCATCGAAAATGCTACTTCGATATCCTCCCCCTTCTTCACTCTTCTTCTTCTGGGCCTCGTGCCTCGCCTGAAAGTCCGCTTTCTTCCCTTTGTACTTCTCCAAATAACCCATCTTCTAATTCTCCTTTCTTCCTTAGTAATACTCGTTTCTGTGTGTCATACGCTTCTTTCTGGAAATACGCTTTTGATGTGTTCGCCTGTGCTGGGCGTGATGAATAATACCCATTCAACCACAGTTTTGTCAGCCCCTCAATGCTTGCCCTTCGATGGTCAAACGCTCTCATTGCAGCCATATACATATTCGCTTTTCGACAGGCTGCAAGGTATTTTTGATACTGAAGATCATAACTAGGGTGAGTATCGACACAAGCTGCGATGGCTGGGTTGGAAATGCTTTTGATCTCAAACTTGTCAGGATTACGACGAATTTTATGATCAAGATCGGCTGCGAGCACTTCCAACTTCCTTTTCTGATGATCCCTTTCATCCTGTGCCTCTACTGCTGCAACTGCATACTTCATGTACAAAGCTGGCTGAGTCTGCCATACTGTGTCAAGTGCATTCAGATCTAATCGCAATTCCTCTTTATACTCTTTTCGTTCCCACAATGCATCCCAGTCAATCATACCTTCTTCCCCTTCTTTGCTTTCATCCGTTCAGTGGGGGTTTTATCATAGGGTTCCATTTCAGGAAACAACCTGAAAGTTCTCTTCATGACTGCCAGTTTATTTCTCATGCCTTCAAGTTCGGACACGACTTTTGCAACGTAGATGGGAAATTCTCGGCGGATCACAGAGTCTTCATATTTTGTCCATAGCGGACCTCGCAAACCAGATTTTGTGACGAATAGCTCATCAAGTGGCCGCATCCCTTTTCCCATCCTTCTACCCTCCTTTCTTTCTTTCATTATAACATACAGAATCGTTTATTCCTCTGTGCATGCCTGATAACAACAAAAAATCAGCCCGGCTCTTCCTGTATACATAAAACTGTCGAGGAAGAATGGGATCTTGCGTGCTACAAATTCATCACCATTATCGAGCAATGCCTTTTCAAAGTAAGAAAGGATTGCGTAACGAATCTGCTCAGGCTCCCCTTTGATGTCACGTAAGATCCCTTTCACCGTCGCCCACTTCTTCACGTCATCCCTTGCAATCAAGGCTCTGCATAAATCCAGTGTACTCGCTTCCGAAAACGTGATCTGTGTGATTGTGTCCAATGCCAGTTGCTCGTCTTCCATATCAATGATCTGATCAAGAAAACGAAGGGCAAGACCAGGACTACCGTTGCTCACATTCACAATCTTTGCAATGATCTTGGTGTAGTCAGCCGGAGAAAGTCCTTCTGCATCCAGAACATCGTCCAACAACTGCCTCAACGTGTCGCTCATCATCGGAGCGACTTCATACGAATGGCAGCGACGTTTTAGAGTGGGCTTCAGTTTGTCTGGCTCAGTCGTACAGAGAATGAAGAAACTCGAGGGGGTGCCATCTTCAAGAACTTTCAGCAACGCTTCCTGTGCTGGGCCTGTAATCTGATGGCACTCATCAAGGATGAAGACTCGTGCTTTGCTCATCATAGGACTTGTGTAGGTGAGCTTTTCGATTGATCTTACCGTATCAATCCCGCGTGTATTCGATGCGTTGTAATAGCTTATATCCTGCCCGTCCCCTCCGACCGCCTGCGCGACGATGTAAGCAAGCGTTGTCTTGCCACATCCACTCGGGCCTGTGAAGAGAAATGCACGTGGGAACTCCTTTCTACTTAACACAGATCTCAACGATTCTACCGTACTGTCGTTGCCATAGAATGCTTCGAGATCACATGGACGGTACGAAACTTGCAATGCTGTCATGCCCTTTTCCTCCTTTCTTTAATGTAACCAACATACCCCCGCCTGAGCACACGCGGGGTGCAGAGACGATCCCTGCGATTTGGACATTCGAAATAATGATGCTGAGCGACAGGGTTGTAGGGTTTTCGCCTCGATCTTTGAGTCCATTCTAATCTTCGCTGTGCAGAATACCATCTCCGTTTGTTCTCGATGAGCCGCATTTCACGCAGAAAAGCTTCATAGAGTTGTCTTCTTTCCGGATCAACCCACACTTGCCCCCTCCTTTTTCAGGTAAACCCGTTTGTATTCTAATCCCATTGTCTTTGCCATTGCACATACATGTGCATGACCGCACCCTATCATCTCTGCAATCTCCCTGCTCGTCATCTGTAGGCGCTGTTCGTCAGGGATAGCGAGGAAGGCTTTCTTCGCAAATGCATCCCTTGTGTTAAACTTCCTATTAATCATCCCTTTTAATCCGAGTTCGCCAATCTTTTTCATTAGAGCATTCCTACTGACCCCCAACAAACTCGCTACTTTATCGTAACTCCTGTGCTGCTTGTACAACTGTACAAGCATATCATGTGCATTCGCGAAATTCGTGTGTAATTCCTCGTTACACGCTTTTTTCAAATCATCCCAGTCAATTATTCGTCCTGGCATCAAATTACTCCTTTCTGATTGTAAATTTAGTAGTGACAGCTTACTAATCATCCAGATCTGCACTAAAAATAATGTGGAACCACTTGGACTGTTTATTTCTAACAGCAGTCCAAGCAGCAGTCCAAGCAGCAGCCCGTCCCGCGACTCCAACAGCATCCTTAACAGCAACGTGAGCAATGGCTCTGGCAGCAGCTCTGGCAGCAGCTCTGGCATCGTCCCAAGCGGCAGTCAACTCACTTTCGTTAGCTTCCTCATAGGCTGCTAAGTGTGCCGCTTTTACCACCTCAATACTACGCTTATCCTGCATCAAGTATAGTGCATCCTGTGCGCAAGCGACCGCGAATAGCCGATAACGCATATCGATATGATCACCATGCACAATGTTACGTGGAATATCCAAGATATTATCCAACCCATTCGTATTTAAAATTGTAACAAGGTCGATGGGCATGTCCAACTTGGGTCGTCGTCCTAGTGCCTGCCTGAGATGTGCGTACTCATTTTCTTCGCAAACCTCTTCATCTCGTAACTCCCTTAGTGTCGTCCAAACGTGTATTTCCCGCTCCATTGTTCCCCTTTCATTCTTCCCAACTTGAGCAATCACATCGTTTACCTTACATCCATAATGACGCTCGAACTCTCATCAAATTACTCCTTTCACTTTTGCTTTATTTCCCCAACCTTCATCAATTTCAGTTGCTTCAAAATCCATCTTTATTGGGATGTTAATAAAAGGGAATGCTTGCATCAGCTTTCGCGTCCCGATCTCATTTGTCACCCGAATGATTGTCTCGAACTCATCAGGTGGGGTGTCGAGAAGAATGGAATCATGAATTTGACCTATGATCTTTGTCCACATCCGATTCTGCCGAATGTATTGATTCAACTCAATTAACGTCCATAACAAAAAGTGAAACGCTGTGCCTTGAATCGGGTAGTTACTGACTTCCTTCTCTGTCATGTACCCAACATATTGAAACCCCAGCAGAGATTCAATATGCCCCTGCTTCCTATACAATCTGTTTATGTCAATTTTCCACTGGGCATACTCCTTGAATCTCTCCTTCCAGAAGATGCGTTCAACATCCTTCAGATGTTCTTTAAACTCGTCAATGGATTTAATTCTGTGCTTCTCCCTCAACCAGTCCTTAAGCATCACTCCGTCTTTTGTCTTCAAATGCGCACAGTTCTTCCACAAATCATTCCCGCAGTTACCATAATAACTGCCATAGAATTGAGGGAACACCCAACAATTCTTCGCATAGAATCGAATTTTCTCTTCGGGATCAAGAAGTTCTGCTGGCAACATCCAAATGTCTACTGCACTGTCTCTGTGCATGTCCGTTGTCTTATCCACAAGATACTTTATCAGCGATCGATCCTGTGTATACACTCCTGCCGTTCGTACTTCAATCGATGAATAGTCTCCTTCTATAATGCGATTCCCAGGACTCGGCTTCAATCCCATCCTCGTGATCTTTTTCGAGAAAGCATCACGAACAGGAACATTCTGAAGATTGGGATTTGACGAACTGCCCCTGTACGTTCTTGGAATATGAAGATCGAAGAAAGGGTGAATGCGTCCGTTTCTTACCTCCCGCAAGAACTGAGCAAGATACGTTCCCTTTACTTTCTCCAGTTTACGAGTCTCCAGAACGAGACGGATCAGGGGACTTTCGATGGAATCATTTAGTGTGGAAGCATCGATGGACAAATTGTCATTGTCCGTTAATACCTCCTCCGCACCCACTATCTCATACAATAACAGACGCATATCTTCAGTGGAGTTTGTGTCGGGAAGACGTTGAAAACGTTCACGAAACTTCGCGACTTCCCCCGTCTGCAACATCTCCTGCTTTTTCTGTTTGATTAATCCCGTTAGTTCCTCTTTCTTTTCAATGTAGTAATTCTCATCCGCCACGACCCCATTAATTTGTACATCACTCAACGCTTTCATTCCATCCATAAAGAAACGAAATGCTTTGTATCGCCCTTCAAAAGACTTTTTTGCAAACTCCTTCGACTGTTCCATAAACAGCTTCATCCCATACAAACTATCCAGCCCACAATATGTTAGCAGATCATGAATGTCGATTTCATCGACACGGTTGAAGGAATTACTATCAGATGCATGTAAAAAAGGGGCAATGTGTTTATCGTATGGTCGTACCCCAAAATTGATGTACGTCTGAAACTTCAAACCCGTCCAATTCTTTCTATTATCCCGAATGTGCGCTGCAATCATCGTATCCCAATACCAATTCTCTACAGAACCTCCAATGACATATCTCGACCATATGTCTTCGAACTTGATATTATGAGCCATTTTTAGCGATCGTGTTTTTAGTACCTTTTGCACCAGAGTTTTGATCGCAGTGACTTCCTTCTCCGAAAACCACCCTGCATATTCGATTGGGAAACTTACAGCACAATCAGATTTTGCTGCAAAAGAGGCACAGGCTATACGATGGCCGGGACTGAAAGGCTTCAGCCCTGTTGTTTCATAATCGAAGTAGAGGTAGTGAGGGGGCATATCAAGAATATTCTGTAGGAATGCTCGAATGTCATCAAAGGTGTACAAACGAAGGATTGATGAAGCGTGATTCTCATCGATCGTTTCCGTATTGTCAAACGGTCTCTCCCACCCTAAGCATTCGATTGCAAGATCGAGATCCCTTCCATACACACTCTGCAAGTTCTCATTGCGAGAATCGCGAGTGGGGTAGGATGGGTGAAACATTGGGAAAACCCATGCATTGTACTTACGATCTGGGATCGCAGTACCCCTCCATCTGGAAATCTCTCTGTACTTAAAGTCATCCATGTAAAAACTATCGATTGCTTTCCCTCCCATTAGCCAAATAATCTTTGGTTTCAATTCAGAGAGGGCTTTTTCAATAAGAGGACGACAATACTGTACTTCAAGTAGAGTTGGTGCGCGAGTTTTCCCATCACTATTGGGCCAACAGTTTACTGCATTCATCCTCCAAAACATCTGATCCAGATCACACCCTCGCTCCTTCAACTTGTCACGAAAGAATTGACCTACTTTTCCGATCAGTTGAGTTCTCATCTGATCTTCTGTCGGGCCGTTTGCTTCAGCGACAATCAGCGCTTGCAACTCGCCTTTTCCTGAGGGTGGAAGTTTAGGATTAGCACAGTGATGATGCAGCTTACAGAGTCCACATGCAGGACCCCCTTGCGTGTTTTCTTGGAAATAGGATTTTGTAACCTTATCGACTTCTGCCTGTGTGAAGAAACCTTTCAATGTCATGTAGACTCCTCTTCAATAGGGAATGTCATCTTCTGTTGTGTCATTCATTTTGGATGAGAACAGGCAGATGCATTGTTGGAACCCATTCCTTTCCATTATCAGCACCCCTCGTGTAGGAGCTACGGAAATGCGTGTCGCCCCTTTCGCAAGAGCGTTACGAATGAAGTCAGGGCTGACATTGATTGAGAAGCCTGAATCGGAAGGTGTAGGATGACTGATAACTTCCACTGCTCTCCCCACGGGACTCTTGTACTCGAATCGAATATTCCCTTCCCGAAAATTCATCTGAATGAACTCGTCACCTTCCTTCAGTACCGTCACTGTATCAACTGCATTAATTACTTCCTCAGATTTCAATTCGATCGGTTCCGTTACTACATCAGCCATAATTCTCTGTAGCAATTCGTCGCATGCTAGAAATGACCCTTTCATTTTCCTCACACTAAAGATCGTCCCGATTTTGTTCTTGAAGAAGACCCAAGACGATGACCATGAGAAAAGTACAGGTTTAAAGCTGGCAAGATCCTTCGCAATCACAGCCTTCATGAGCACTTCATCCCCTTCCTCTGTCATGAATGAATCCATTTCGAATCGAGCCAATCTAACCCGATCTGTCGCCGTAAGCAAATTATCACGAACTTGAATGCACGTGAGAGGCCCCGCAACTTCATCCGTCGATGCACTGAAGCTACATAGTACGATACCTTCTAAGAATGAATCAGGCACTTCATACCATTGTTCATTTTGAATGGGAATCTCATTACGAAGATTGTGAAGAGCTTCAGAGAGGAGATCTTCGACTTGCGTTGACATCTGCAATCTCCCACTCCCTGCTCTAAACACAATCCCACCATCATCTAGCTTTGTAACCCCTAACTCGCCTGTCTTTCTCGAAACCCATTTGTACAATTCATCTGCTTTGACGGAACATTGCAGGTTTGTAGTGAATGGGTGCATGATGCAGACCATATCATTGAATGTCGTGATCATATCCTGATCAAAAATGAAGTGAACCATCTGCTCGACAATTTCTTTCTTAGCCAAGCCAGGACGCACTAACTCAAGTGCCTCTTTAAAATCCTCACACTTAATCTTTATTTCCTCCACGCCTCTCTCCTTTTAATCGTAATACTGATTCGTTATCCTTCTCGTCAAAGAAAAAACTGATCAATCGTCTATAGGCTGGGTGATGCTTCAGCACACGTTCGGCTGCAGCGGCTTCAAGTTTAAAATTCTTCAGTTGCGGGAAGTTCCCTGCGAGATAAAGTTTCATTAACAATCCTCTCTCTTTGCGCTCTCTCATATAATACTCGCATTATGGCAGAGTAGACAGCGAGATCAAGTAAGGTCTGAGTAAGGGGTTCATCTTGGACTGCGGCTTTTTTCTGTGTGAGTTCGTTCTTCACGAGCCCTTTCACCCTCGACACTTTATCCATGAGCCGATTCATTACAGAAAGCCACCCAGGCATTCCATACTCTTCCGACTCTGTAAAATTTGACAAGGGAACACCTCCCCCTGTATAATCATGATCCTTCGCTGCATGCGTTTTGATTGCTTCGATGAGAACAGCGAATACCTCGTTGTCTCCCCAATCAGCTGGGATCTCTAATAGGGTGCACATTTTTTGTACATCTGCATCCATTAATGTTGGCATCTCTTTATTTCCTCCCTCATACCCATATTCGATTGCTACCAATACTCGCTCCGTCGAAGCTGCTCCGCATTTAACTCTTGTTTAGGATTCACCATCAATCGTACCTTCTCTTTCCAGCACTCCTTGTTTTTCTTCATCCGACATGCTACACCAGCTATTCATAACTTCTACTATATCCCGCCTCTGATATGAATACCCGCGCTCTTTGTACTTCTGTAGTCGGAGAATGGTATCTACAGGATCTCGAATGTTTCGAAGGATCGTACAATTCTCTTCATAGGAATCGAAGGCTGCTTTCGTCGCATATAACACAAGACGATTTAAGAAAAAACAGATCTGGCAAAGGGCGAGATCAAAAGAATGAAGAACGGTTTCAGGTTTCCCTGCGTTAGCATATCGACGGGTAATGACAGGTTTGATCAGTTGAATAGGTGGAACGGAAAAGAACGAATCAAATGGATTAGAATATCGTGTAAACGTTACTGCTCTGCTCGTCTCCATCTCAACCGTTAGTGTATCCGCAAGTAATTTGTACACTCGACCATAATCTAACTCCTTCGTCAAAAACAGATCGATGTCTTTTTGTGACTCATGCCATCCCGCCATATATCCTGCATATCCCCCTGCAATGAAAACCTTTTCTTCACATCCCCCTTCAATTAAAAGTTGATTGAGTGGTCGAAGTTCGTTATATCCTCGTCGAATTGGAACTTGTCGGAGCTTTTCCATCTTCTTACCCTCCAAATAGTGTACCTTGCATTTCTCTCAGAGGCCAAGGCCACTCGGGGACACTCTTTTCGAGATCCAAGAAATAGATCATGTTCAACTGATCGCGCAGTGTGTGGTCGTTGCAAATCCCGCGCTTTATGACGTTCTCTTGCAGTTTCTCGCGCTTGTTTTTGATTACTTTTTCGAATGTGCTTTCTCCTAATACAAACCCTTTCATTCTCAGATACTCAATCAAGTAGGCGAAGATGACCTCATCCCCCATACTATCGATGTGCTGAAAGAGTTCGGATTTCTTCGGACTGCGTCCTGTAACTGCAACCGTCAGTGGGGTTTTGCTGTAATCGTAAACACCATTCGTCTTGCGGGGGACTAGCACAATTCCATATCTTCCAAACATAACCCAACTAGTACTGTCTACACTATACCAAGGCCAGCGATGAACGAGTTCTGGACTTGTCATTGCAAATCCGTGTGTCTTCCACTGTGGTAAGTGATCTTTTCCTGGGCATAGCATACGGAACACTTCATCGCCATGTGCAATGAACTCATGGCGATTGACATCTTGCCCTAGCCCTCCTATCCCTATATATTCGTATTCATGCATATACCTTTTCAACCATTTGAAATCCTCTCCGTAGTGAAACACAGGGAGTGGGCACAGTTTGTGTGTATCCTCCAGATACTTCTGTACGCGCCATGTTGCCTCGGGATCGAAGATCACATCGACCGTCACGTAGACATCAAGTCGATGGAGATTCTGTTTTACATACTCCGCATAGCGATCCACATAATCCCAAAACTCTTGTGTCTCGATGTACTCGTACCCTCTCCCTTCCCCTTTAATAATCTGCTCATAGATGCTGTGCGCCCCACTATCTAGCATTATGTCAATCATTTTTGATTTCTCCAGTTCCCATACTTCAAATTGTAATAGATGTCCGCGTGAGGTTCGTCAGTAGCCATCACTTCCAAATACCTTGTGAAGCTATCATCAAACCTTTTGTACACCCACGAGAAGTCTTCCTCTTCTTCTACATCGAGTGCGCTTAGAATTACGTTCCTCGCACTCTGTACAGTGCCTTTTGCATACAAGCAGTCAAGGCGTTCATTGAGGGTTTCAGGGAAACTGAGATAGTAGGGGTAGACTGGATGACAACCACACGTAGTCGCTTCCAGTAGTGTCCAACTTACAAAGTCTTGATCCGCACAATTAAATTGTACTTTCGACTCAAGGAGATTTCGATAGTAATCTTGCTTGCTCTGATTCTGACGGAGTTCAAGATTGTGCGGAAAACGATGAAGATACTCTTCGAGTAGTATCAGAAGGGAAGGTCTGTTAGAACGGAGCACCTTTGCAGATGTTGTAATGACGAACTTCACGGAAGGATCAATACGGAGAGTTTCCTCAACAACGTTGAGAAAGAAGTCAGGGCGTTTCTCTTTATCCCATCTACTGCTGAAGATCACTTGACGTTTTCGCTGTGGTATATTGATTGGGAAGCTCTCCCGAACTTCCTCACTACAGTATGGAAGCCCTGATATATGAATCTTATCTCCAATATGTTTGCGACCTATTGTCTGGTCCACAATCAGTTTCTTAAGACTCGTACTCGTCACAAAGACCCCACTCATTACTTCTAGTGTACCTAGTTCAAACGGACGTATCCACACGAACATCTTCCTAGTAAAATCGTGTGGATCAAAACTTTGAGCATGCAGCATGGAGTAGATCTTTGGACGAATACCTTCTTGATCGCAAGCATAAGGAAGAGCGGAGAACCCAGGGTGCCAGAAGTCATCGAAATAGATTACCGTATTGTCATCAATCTGACCTTCCCTTATCATCCACATCAATGTCTTCATCTGTGAGAGAGCCCAATAGGGTCGCCCGCATGCATCCAGAACTTCCCCTGTTTTAATGTCCTTCCCTAACTTCTCCCCATCAATTCGAACGTAGCAGATACCCTTCTTGATAAGTTGCCTTTCAATCCAGCCACCTTTTGGAGCCGATAGTTGTATCGTGTAGCGTTCAGGGTAAGGTTCGAGGGGAATGTACAGAAATTTGTTCTGCGTCCAGAACTCCCTTGCGTTTCTACTTAATTCCAAGCTCATGTAGATTCACCTCCCTATCAGTGGCATATCTGTCATCCGTAACGGATGTTACCTCAAGAGATTCGAGATTTGGGATCCAATACACCCTATTGCTACTGACAAGTTTGATGTCAGTAATGTCAGTAATAGCGGCGGCATTGCCATCGATGAGATCAAGAGGGATCGTGAGAACAATAGCAACGGAATCTTTACGACGAAAGTACACCGGGATTTTTTTGATCTCCTTCACATCTGAAACTTCGAATACAACTGAGGCCCCATTCCCAAAAATCTCCTGTAGAATCCGTTGATTCTCCACAGTACGAAAATCATGAATTTTCCCTGATCCTCCTGCTCCAAAATACACTCGTGTTATTCCTGTCTGTTCGAGAATAGCTGGGATAAAGGTGAGATCAGCATTAAAGGGGACAAAGAGAGTCCGTATCCCCTGATCAACCCCTTCAACCTCTTCCCCAATAAAGAGCTTATCGTCTGTAATCATTCCTTGCCCTCCGTCGTTACAGGATTCGACATCAACCGATCCATAAATTTAGACTTGTACGCACGTTCGTCATTGATTTTGCAAAGATTTGGAATCGTAACATCATCACAAGTGTGCTGTTTGTAAAACAGACTTTCCATCCAGTATGCCCATGAGACAAAAATCCGTACATGCCTCAACTTCCTCAAAAACACAACTTCGAGTCCTTCCTTCGCAAGTCTGTCTCTGATTTCAAAAACTAACGATTGATCCAACTCAGAAAAAATCAGCAAGCTCTCCGTCTCAAAAAAATCCTCGATTCCAATGAGCGTTGCGAGGTTACCCTTCTGTGCATCCGTCACACTGTGTGACTTGATCTTTTCCACTAACTTATTGCAGTTACTCTCCATCGCGGCAGCTAACAACTTAGCACCCAATTTCTCTTCTTCCATCTCATTGTCTCCTTATAGCGATGTTCCGTTGAACGGGCAAGAAAGAAGGGCTCCTCGTGATCAAGCCCTTCTTTCATCCTAAGCCACTGCAATCACTTGTAGAATTGCACCATTCTCACCATCTTCTGATACTTCTACTTCTACAACTCTGCCGTCACCGGCTATACCTGTCGCAACGTTCAATAGCCCCTCTGCTATCTGCTCACATGACATCGTTCCAATATCTCTACCCTCGTATTCCCCCCGCACCCATGCTGACACTAGATCCTTAAACCTGATGAACTCAATATCACGATTGCTATGGGTGACGAAGAGCTTGATCTTAACATGGAAAAGATGGCGATGAGGATTACGCAGATAAGAAGTTTCTATTGGAGCATCGGGCCAGCAGTGCTGAGCCGAGAATTGAAACGTCACAAAAACGAGCGTTCGTGTCTTGATCATAGCAACCTCATATTTATTGCCATCATCAACTCCATCCTCGTTGCAGGATCTTCCTTGAAGGCACCTTTCAACGAAGATGTGACCATCTCTACACCCATTTTCTCGACTCCCCTACACATCATACAATCGTGCTTTGCGATGAGAATGCAGGCGGCACCCCTATTTGGAATATTATCGTTGATTGCAGTGGTGACTTGGACGCAGATGCGTTCTTGAATCTGCAGGCGACGGGCAAAAACGTCGAGAAGACGCGGGAGCTTGCTCGCTCCTAACACTCGCCCTCTCTCTGTGGGGATATATGCAATGTGAGCGATGCCCGTGAATGGCAGCATATGGTGTTCACACGTACTGAAAAATTCGATGTTCCGCATTAACACCATCTCATCGTAATCTTCCCCATCGAAGTCTTTGCAAATCACGGCAGGGTCCATTAAGTAGCCTTCGAACAGACGATTCCATGAACGCACTACCCGCCCGGGAGTCTCACGTAAGCCCTCCCGGGCGGGGTCCTCCCCAATAGCTAAGAGAATTGTACGTATTGCATCATATGCATCGTAACTCATGCCTTTGCCTTGTCCTTGAGTTCCTTCTTGACATCACCCCACGTCTTTGAGGCTCTCTGAAGGGCGTACTTCTCATCCTTGCCCTTATTGATCCAGAACTTTGACAGTTCTTTCAGACCCTCTTCTCTCTCTACTTCCGACGTGAGCAGATCCCGACAGAGATCTTTCGCAGTCGGGCCTTCCTCAGCCCGCTTCGCCCGAGCAGCCGCAAGTGTCGCAATCCGTTTCTGCTTCAGAGCTTCTTTCTCTTCCTCTGTCATTTCCTTCTTTTCTTTCTTCGGCTTCGGCTCTTTCTTCGGCTTCGGCTCCGTGGGGGCTGCCGTCTGCTCTTCCGCAGAAGTTTGCTCTTCAACTGCTTCCTCTGCACCCGGGGTTTGTACAGCCGGCGCAGCCTCTGCCTCCGTCTCGAACAGCCCATTGTAGAAATCGACAACTACGTCGGGCAATGCTGCTTTCTGTTCATCCGTCAACCCCTCCTCAACTGCCGCAACGAACCCCGTCAGCATATCCTCCTTCTTGACCCCAACTGTCCGCATGGGCTCCTTCAGATACCCTGTATCATTTAGTGCAGACATCGCGACCTTCAACGTTTTGTAATCCACCAACTCAATCGCTTTCATTTGTACATCTCCTCCATCTTTTAAAATTGTTTCAATCTGTACATCCTCACCCGCTGCGAAGATGTACGCACACACACTCACTTACTGTTCAAATCTAGTATAGCACACACGAGGGGGGTAATAGTGAAAAAAATTCCCGGAGTATCATTTTTTTTCGCACACCTCATTTAAGCTTTGCAAATTTGTGCAACTGCAAATTCAATATGCCTGCAATTCCTTTTCGAGACATAAAGTCTACAAGCTCGTGTGGGGGGACGGTGAACGTATTGTCAGGACGCATGAGGGGGGCAAATGCAATTTTCGCTTTCGTGGCAAGGATACGAATGAGTATAATATTTGCCTCCAGCCTCTCCATATCCTCTCCCACAACCACTTTCACGAAATCGCTATCGTAACGCAAGCGGTTGAGATTGCCGGGATCCACTTTTGCAAGTAATGCCTGATCGAAAACTTTCAGGTCGAGTACGATCGACACATTCCCCATTGAGAACACATAGTCGGGAATCGCTATTGTTCCATTTGTCTCGATCGTTATGCGGTAGAAATAATTATCAAGAATAGTCAAAAATCTTTCCAAGGCAGCGGCATTCTGCCAAAATGGCTCCCCACCAGTCAATGTCACCCTCTTATTCCAGCCCATCTGATTCGTTACTTCCTTATAGAGATTTTCACTAGAGTATAGTGACCTTTCCCCTGGCGAAATTGCTTGTGGGGTATCACAATCGGGGCACCGTAGATTGCACCCCTGAAATCTCACAAATGTTGTCAACCCACCTTGCCCCCACTTTGTAACTTCCCCATCGACCGATACAAAAATGTCATTTACACAAAGCTGACTCATACGTTGCTACCCCTTTTTTTTAGTGTCTCGTTTCATACACCACCCGAAAGTCCTGCGATCGTAGAATTGAATCAGGCAATAAAACACTATGCTTTCCAAACTTTGTGAAATACCTATTAAACACCCCCTCATATACCGTATTCATAAACTCCGTACAATACTGTGATGCATTCGTTCTCTCAAAATCAAAGTCATATGGGATTTTCTCCGCACATGTTGCCATTGCCATCGCTTTCATGACGGCTCTATCTTTTAGCCTCCAATCGTTTGGTCTCAAAAGAATGATGCTGTCACACCTGACGAATTCCAGAATGTCTTCCAAGCACACCCCTTTTGATACTGCATGAGCCACGTCATTCCCTTTGACTGAGATTGCTGCATGCCCATAAAAGCCAGGGGTGAAGATCGTATTCAAATACCCATCAAATCGTCTCAGCAGTATATCCCCTTCCCATATTGCCGATAATACTTCTCTTACCTCCTTCCCTGTTACCTTATGTTGTCGCATCTTATAATTCATCCAGCATGGATAAGGGGTTAATGTTATCTCCCCTGTCATCTTGATCGCCTTATGTTTGATCGCAAGAAATGGGTTCTTCATTCTTTCTCATTCACCTCCTTCTTTAGCGTCTCGTATGTATACTCCGTCCATCCGTCAAAGCGTGTAATATACGCCTTTCTAATCGTGTGTTTTTTTTCTAGCTCAGCATATTTCTCCCGTGCTTCCTCTATCGAATTAAACTTCAATCGAAAGATTCTTCCTTTTGACGATGTTTCATCCGCCCATTTTAATTCGACTCTCATTTCTTCCCCTTTGCATGTATACCAACGTATTTAGATGGCTTAGCCCCCCATTTCAAGTCACCCTTGTATTCGAGAAGATTCACATAACTTGGGCGAAGGATGACAAAGGCTTTCTCCGTTTCCCACAATGTGATCGATTCAATTCTAACCACCAAGTTTCGTGCTTTCAATCCGTCATACAACCGTTTGTTTATGTAAGTAGCAATGTCTTCGGCGGTGGGGTTCACACGGATATCATTGAGATGGGAGTGATCGAGGGTCTCAATAATAGGCTTCATTATGGTATCTAGCTCGTGAAAATCCATCACCATTCCTCTCTCATTCACTTCCCCCGCCAGACACACTTCTACCTTATATGAATGCCCGTGCAAACGTCCACATGCCCCCACGTAGTCTGGTAACACATGGGAAGCCTCAAACGTATACCTCTTACAAATTGACAATGCATTGTCAATTTGGAAACTATCTATCGTTTTTCCCATCTTTTGTTCCTCCTTTCGCTAAACCCCATATGAATCAAGATGAATCTGCCCAACGTCCATGTTGTACAGTACCATGCAGCCTCGATCTTCCTCGAAGGGCCTGTGTCGATGCATCATCGTACTGACAACCATTGCCCCTAACCCTTTCTGTGCTTCCGTCTGATTCAATGTGAACAACGCATCGACATGACCCAGCTTGCCAATCCATCCTCCTGTATGACCTTTTCTCAGCTTCCCTGACTCTTGCCCTTCTCGATTCACTTGCGTTGCCGTCACAACCGTCGCTTTGCGCTTGCCTGTCAGCCTCCCCAGACACTTCCACGTGTAATCAATCTGTTCGTAGCCGTGCGGGGGACTCTGCTGCTCAGGCATCAAGATGTCTGCGTAATCGATGATGATCATTTGTGGGACAAATGATTCTGAGAACTCCATCAAGTCAATGTCCCTCTCAATCATCTCCAGATTCGCAGAGAAGCGAGGATAACAGAGCAGCCTGAAATACCTCCTGTAGAACTTCGACAACGCCTTCACCCTCCTCGCCACTGATGCGTACTGAAGAGACGGGCGATTGTAGGATTGATACCACACTTCAGGCACAAAGTTTCGGAACTCTCTGTTATCTCTGCACCATGTACAAGTCCTCCACTGTATGTCTCCATTGTATTGCAGCTTCTCTCCTGATTCCTCGTCGATCAAACTCCCTTGACCTGTTCTCTCCGAGCGTCTGCACTCGTCAGTCTGATTTCGCTTGCAGTCGAAGACAGGGTACAGAAACGTCCCTTCTTGATCTCCCGTCGCTGTAATCCTCTTGAAGATTCTACCTGCCATCTTCTTCTTGTTCATCTCAAGGGAGACGAGGAGAGTTGGAATGCGCTTCAGAACTGCAATCAGTGCGATCTCTTCGAGCCACCATGTTTTGCCTATCTTAAAGGGACCCTCAAGCGCTATCAGCCATTCTTTCTCAAAGTCCCCCATGAAGCGCCCTAGCTGACCCGGCATGCGAAAAAACTCCTTCTCGACTTCTTCCTTGAAGTATTCGTCCACAAACGCTTCTTCAAATGGGTTGCACCAAGAAGCGAGCATTCGTGCTGGCTTCTTATATGTGGCAAGTTCATTCTCTGCTTCCTCAATTCGATTCCTCTCTAATAAGAACAGTACATTACCTGCCGTAATCTCCAACTCTCTCTTCTTGAAGAACTCCAGCGCTTGATCCGTCAGATATGAAACATTTACATCCCCTTCCGCTGCAAACCTCTCACTCACGTCCACCAGCAGTGCTGCGATCAGATTTGACTCCTCTGCTTCGATCCCCTGCTTCTGCTTGTCGTAGATGTCTTGGATGCTACGGAAGGGAGCTTTTTCGTAAACCGTGTAATACTCAATCACCCACTTTGCAATCGTCCTGAGATACTCGCTCTGAAAGTATTCCACGTTGATCATCGCATAGATTGCTTTCAGAAAATCCGTCGAGGCAATCATCCCTGTGATAATCTTCTTCTCCGTTGTCGTGTCAATCCTTCTTCTGATCAACTCAACCATCCTGACCCCCTGCTGCTTCGAACAATCAGCCCTTGCCTTGTGATGTATCTTGAGAGAATATCGAGGGAAATATCGCTGCACAAGTACCAAGGCTTCACAGCAGCAGGGTCAGGAGCAGACTTGACGATCGCATTCCATATTAGATCTGCCTTCTTTGAAGGCGAGTCAACAAAGATTGGTAAGATTTTGTTGCGATTTGATTCGAAGTAGGACTCAAGTTTGTTTGTCGCTTTGACGAAGGCGGCAAGTTCATTTGGGGGCAATGCTTCTTTGTTGTACAGCCCTCCTAGTGCCTGACGCTTGTACAGAGCGATGAGCGCTTTTGTCAGAGCGGGGTTCGTATCAGGGGGGATTATTTGCAATGAGCGTGGGGAATCTTGCAGCATTTTAAGAAACAAACTTCGATTCCCATTCTGATTGAATCGATTGTAGATGAAGGACGGGAGGGAGACGTTGTGCAAGCCATCTTTCTTGATGGGGTAGTAATCGGGGGAAAGCATGAGTTCGAAATTGCTCAACGCATTTACCCAATCTTGATACGTGAACTTCACTCCTTCCCATTTCTCCATCCCACTTATATCATCGAACATTCGCCCTGTCAACAGCCTCTTGATACAATCGACAGCCTCTTGATAGACTTTCGTATCAGGGTTTTTGTGCTTGCGGAGCGCAATTTCATTCCATGCATCAATGAATGGCTGAACAGTACGGGGGACTACAAAGGGTTTATCAGTATGAGCGGGCGGCGGGGCGGCGGAATTATTAATAATTGGCTTTTTCTTTAAGACACGTGAGGCGGCAGGCCTAATGACAAGGGTTTTATTTGAACAGATCTGAGCACCCTTGCTCTCAGAACCCGTCCCCTCCGACCGCGCACACGGAGGCTCCGAAGGAGCCCGTGCATTACGTTCTTGTGATTCGTCTGACGAAGAGGCGTAAGCCTCGGAGTCAGGCGAAGCATGGGAACGTAGAGTTTTTGACTTTATATGTTCTTCAGCAGAAAACTTCTGGTCCCGTGCCTCAGATTTTTCAGAGTGGATGTGTGTGGCTGCAGAAGGATTCTTCTGGTCCCGTGTCTCACAACAATAACTGTCGGCTTCGGAGGGTGGGAGCAGATCTTTGTCCATTAATTCGGGTAGCCACACTAGATGATACCGATTGAAATAACCATCTGCTCTTTTTTCCTTTCTTGCATGCTCTATTCGAATGAGGTTGTATGATTCCAACTCTTTCAAATAATTGTAAACTTGCCGTACACATAAACCAATATCGTTTGCGAGCGTCTTTTCAGATGGGAAACAACTTGTTGTATCTCGACAATACCATTGTAGTCTCCCATAAACTCGAACAGCCCCATTTGATAGATCCTTGCAACATAGGATAGAATTAGGGATTCTATTCCATCGTCTTCGTTCCTTGAACTTGTCTAGTTCACATGGATTACTCATTTCTCGTCTCTCCCCTTTCTTCTTTGGAACTATACGAGCAAATAGCTGTTTCTTCTGCCATCTACTCCACCTATTTTATCCTTACTGATTCTTTCAATGCGAATTGCATCATTGTCCTCGAGTTCTGCAATGTACCTGTAGATTTGTCTCGTTGAGACACCAAGTGTCTTGGCGAGAGTGTCTTCAGGGGGGCAACAGTAATTCTTATGGCTTGAGAACCAAGAGAGCAAGCCGTATAGACGGATAGCTCCGTGAGAGATGGCTTTCTGTTTGATCAAGTTGATGGGGATTTTTACGGACTTTGCTTTGCGGGGAGGATTCATAACGGTAGCCTCCTTTAATCGTCACTCTTGATTGGGGTTACAAATTCATTGAGGAAGAACATGACGTACTTTGTTGTCTTCCCTCGTTTTTTGTCGAAAGGACTAAGAGGGAGTTCGCGGAGCAGATTTTTTGATGCCATTGTTTTAAGATGTTTTTGAACTGTCAGGGTATCAATTTCAAGGAGAGTAGCGATGGCTTCATAGGAAGGGTAATAGTATTCACTTTGACATTCTTCGTCTGCCCAGTCGAGGAATAGTTCCATACTTCCGTACACGAGTTTCTCTTCCATTGTGAGATCCTTGCGACGGAGAATGTAAATAGGAATGTTAAGCCCATCGCCGAACACTTCGTTTGGATTGAATGCATCACCTTGTTTGATCATAGCTCGGGGTCTCCTTTATCTTGATAGTTGTAGGGATTGAGCGTGCTGTCTCTCAGAAGAGTCCGTACGAAGACGGTTGTTAGTGAAAAATATCTTCACCATCAGATGGGCAAGTGTCTACTAGAGGGATCGAATATTATAAACTACAGCTCTAAATAGGAGTGGTACAAAGGGGCGTACCATTTGGCGTGCTTGCCCACCTGATGCTGAAGATATGATCATAAGTCGTTCTCCTACATTCAACTGTATTTATAATATTCGCTGTTGTGTTATAGTAAGTTCTTCAAATTGTGTCAAGAATAAAATTTAAGTTAAGAATATCAGTAAGTTTGTCAGAGCGGATTAAAACCGCTCTGACAATTCTAAGTTGACTAAGCACATGGGGTTTTCCTTACTTTATTGAAGTGCCCGCTTTTACTTCTAGTAAGACTTTTCTCTTGCTGAACTTTTCTGGAGAGACAAGCTACGATGGAGGCTCTGTAGTCTGGATCAATCGCCTCTTTGACGCCTAAATCCTTTCTCAATTTGATTATTATATCGGTGATGGTGAGGGGGGGTTGTTCGTTTTCGAACAGTTGATCAATAAGGTATGACCACTTAGGGGAGTCTTTTCGTTTGCCCTTCGTCTGTGTGCGTGTTTTCAATTCCTGTAGTGTCGTAATGACCGTGTCTAATCTTTTGATCTGTACATTCAATTCTTCTCTTCGTTCCTTTAGTTTTTCAAGTATTGGGTCTACCCATTCATTTTCCATTTGTTGTATCTCCTCTCTTACGTTAATCGACCAAACACTTCTAGTCGCAGTTGTTTTACATCATCCTTTGAGAGATCAGCAGGATCTCCGTGGGGAAGCTCCAGTTCATAGACTTCAGGAACAAAGAGACCCAGTGTATTTGCCAACAGTCGTGAGTCTTTTCGAATAGCAGGGTCTTTCTCGGGGGAATCAAGAAGGATGAAGATACGTTTGAACTGTGTTAGAATCCGAATTTGCACCTGTGTCAGCCTCTTTCTGAATCCACACACAGCCCCATCTCCAATATTCCATACATCGAATGGCCCTTCTACAACGATTGCCGTGTCCCTTACATTCTCCACATTGTACACGCAGTTTAAGATAGGGGTGAGACTTTGCGTGTCAGCACAGTAACGGTAAGGAGGGGATGCTCGTTCGACTATAGCACGACTCGTATACGTTACCATTCGATACGACGATTCATAGACAGGGATGATGATACGATGCCTCCATTCCCAGTCTGTATTGTGTCCTGTGAACATCAACCCATACTTTTCCCTTATTGCTTCCGCATCTAGTCCCCTGCTCTCAAGATACATTTTGTGTGCATTCGTCATCATGCGAGTGCAATTTGGGGGTAAGATCAATTCAGTCCTTGTGTCAAATCGTGTCGTTTTAGCGTCAAGAATCGCATACCGATCAGCTTTCTCGATGAGACTACGTGTGACGTATTTGGTGACGATTTCGAGCGCTATATTCGCGTGGCACGATTCGAGACGCATGACGAGTTTGATCACCGTCCCCCTCGCTCTGCATCGAAAGCAGGAGATGGTGTTGCTTGCAAGATTGATGCCAAGATGATGTTTCACATCTCCATCTGGACAGAAAGGGCAATTAACCCCGATCCATCCAGATGAGATATTCTCCCCGCTCTCTGCATAGTCGATATGCTTCTCGTCAAGGTAAGCGCGGATATTGACAGATTCGATCGGGAACTTGTTGTTCATTGACACTCCATCCTAACGTATTGCGACATGACGAACAGTGCATCCGTCCCGTCCTTTGCACTCATCACTTTCTGTAGGAAGGAATTGAGATATTCTTGATCAGCCCCATCTCGTGCAAGTGCTCTTTTAGCACGAGTGATTGGGCACGATTCGCCTGGGAACACTTTTATTGTTGGTTTTTCTGTTGGTCCTCGCATGTAACCCTCCATACTTTACATTGTAGCCCCCATGCTGCATACGTACAGTGCCACCGCGCCCCGACTCTATAAGGCACTTCCAGACTGATTGCTGATTCGATCAGTGCCTTCCACACGTCTCCGTTCAGATCGACGAAGTATTCGTACCCGTCGTGAAATACTAAGTGCCCTTGTGATTTTGCTGTTTTTCTGTAGTCCATTATCTTCCCTTCCTAATCAATTCGCATTAGTGCTTCCATCTCTTCAATCTCCAGTTGAGTGATCCCTTCCCCGTCGAGCTTTTTCATATAGTCTAATATTTTTTCTCGATAATCAGCCCCCCTCCCGTCCCAATCTATGAACAGTCTTACTATCTGAACGAGAGGCGCGTGATAGCCTTTCTTACAGTATTTGATAAATCTGAATGTGGATGAGATCGGGCAATGTATGTTTTTTATACGGAGTGTCTTGTGTTCCTCGTCATGCTGAAAGTCCACATCGACCAGAGCAGTGTTCTTTTGTAGTAGTCCTGCTCTGACCACCGTGAAATCAAAATTTTCGAGTATTGTCTGCAAGTTGCCTTTTGCAACGATATGCCCCTCATTTACGGGTTTAATCAGCTGGATGATTGGGGAGGCTCGAAAGAACAGATCTTTCGAGCGATTGTAAGTGAGGCTGATATTGTTCTCATGTTTGTGAGTCATTATGGTATCGAGCCGCTTCTTGACCTCATCAAATATTTCCTTACTCTCACAGTAAATGTCGAGATCAGATGCGGGGGCAGGGGTGGCACAAGGTGAGCACATATACCGTATGTAGCCCCCGCACATACACCATCCATTAGGCACCCTCTGCTTTAGAAACCCGTACACATTCTCAATTTCGCACCATCCTCTGAGAACTTTCGCCGTTTCGAATCCCCGTTTTGATTGGTACCTCTCCGGCTCAGGTTTTTGTTTAGTCGCTGTTTTTTCTGTTTTCCCGCCTAGAATCTTATTCACTGAATCCATTAGAATGGTACCTCCTCAGATCGTAGAGTGTCGAGCCACTTTGTTTGACTTCTATCAAGGATAAAAGTGATTGGCAATATTGGAGTCGTAAATCCCCCTACCGTTAAACTCTCACACACGACCTTTGTGTAGATGTAATCACTAGGGTTCAGATCAAGTCTTCTGATCCCTGCTGCTGTGTCGAGGAACAATCGATTGATTGCTGTCGATGACATCGATGTACATTCATACCATGTTCTTCCATCATAGTGTCTGAACGCAGGGGAGAGGTAGGCAGCACGAATAAGGCTGAGAGGAATGACGATACCTGCTACCACCGTTCGTGCTGTCTCCTTGAAGACATCCATCAGATCTCCTTCAAATGATTTGATCTTCTTGAATGTGTGCCTCCATACTACGTAGAAGATCTTGTATGAGGGTTTATACAGTTGAATTGCTTTATAATTTTCGTATTGGCGTTTGAGAAGGGTCAAGTGATGACCCATTCGTAACGCTTTTGATTCAAGAATTGAACGGGTCGGATGGGAGATAACATCAGGTTTGTTACTATTTGCTTGAATCCTCCCGTTGATTGGGAGCGAATCGATTAACTCTCCCCCAAACACAGCCATCGTGAGTAATTCGTAGAAGTACCCCATCTGAATATGGCTGTTGTACGCACCCGGAAACATCGCAAGTTGTTTTGGGTAGTTGAAGTCGATTTCTTTATGGACGGGTGATAAGCGGCTGCTTCTCAATGTCGCTTGCTGAAATTGGGAGGTCTTCATCACTATGGAATCTCCATTTGTTCTCCATGTAAAGCGATAATCTGTGTCCGAAGTGATCCACAAAGAAGCGATTACTTGGATCAAAAAAGTCCACTACGATTGTGTACTCCTTGCCTGCTGCTTTTCTCAGCCCTCTCCCTATGAGTTGCAGCGTTGCAATCTCGCTCTTCCCCCCGCTCGCATTGATTACGACATCGACATTGGGAATGTCAACCCCCTCTTTCCATGCATTCGTTGCAATGACACATTTCAATCGCCCTGCATTGACCTTCTGTTTCACCTCTTCCCGTTCATCAAGTGCTGTGCTGCCCTGCACGTATGCCACTTCCGCAATACGTTCGATGTAGCTTTGCAGCAGTTCCCCATGTTCCAGACTAGTTGTGAGAATCATCACCGTGCGTTGTTTCTCTTCTAGGAAATACTTTACCATACGGTAAATCATGAAGTTTCGTGCTCGATTCTGTATGATGCCTCTCTTGTAGGCTTCAGGGTACAGGCGAATCTGTTTTATGTCACCATTGTAAGGGGTGCGAACGATCATGACACGAGGCTCAGTGAGGGAATCACTTTCGACTGCTTCTTGTATACCAAATTCGTAGATGAGGGGCCCCACAAGACCCTCCATTGACATCAACCCTTCTGCCGTGGCAGGCAGTGTCGCTGTGAAACCATAGCGAAGGGGGGCGCGAAGCGCCATTAGTATTCTTCCATATTGGCAGTCGAGTTTGTTGACATGGTGGACTTCATCGATGATGACCATGTCAAAGAGTGTGCCATAATACGATTGCCACGGGACTCTCGCGAATGCTTGTCGTGTCGCGATCGTGATGCCTGGCTTCAGTTTAGAGGGGATCTTCTCTCCTGCCCCTAGTTGTGTGACGTTTGGAAATCTGAATTTTTTCATGATGTCGAAGGTTTGCTTTACAATAGAAGCAGTATGAGCGAGGAGTAGGATGTTACTATCAGGAAACATCGACATCGCCCCGAGTTGGATAATTGTCTTACCTGTCCCTGTTGCTGCTTTTAGCACACCCCTCGAGTGATTGAATATCTGGTCGAGTGCTTTGAGTTGAAATGATTTGAAGTTGTCGAAGTTAACTTCATTCGTCTTTCGCAGGGAAGGCACCACTTTTTTGATGAAGTTATCAGTAGGCACGTTTAGTTGGAACTCGATCTTGTTTCGCTCAAGCTGAGCGGTGACCTTTGGTAGTAATCCTGTTGGGAATGTCCACCATCGTGACCCCTTATGAATGAACATATCCGCTGTGTATGCTACCCGCTTTTTCCCGAATTGCGAGTCGTGCCAATACTCACTTTCGAAAGTGAGACTGGGACCTACATAAGGGATTCCCGCTCGTTCGATCCTCGTCAAAACGGGATCGATTACTTCCATCTGAATCATTTCACACTCTCCTTATCATCTCCTCTATCTCCCTACGGGAAAAACCCTGCTCACGCAGTATCGCACGGAGAATTGGGATCCGCACTTTTCCGTTACTCCAGAAAAGGGCTTCTTTGTTTCTAAAAGCCATTCGTAATGAGCGCATCGCCCTTGTTTCCCTTCTCTCTTTTTCGATAAGCAGAGATTCAGGAGTAACGGTTGTGGTGAGTTCGCGCTCGATCGCGGGGTGATCGAGTGGGTAATAGGAACTAGGAATAATTGCGTCGAGTGCTGCAATTACGGTCTCTAGTTTTGATACCATTTTCTTAGCTCCTTTTTCTGAGTAATGTGCGTTCGCCGTTTGTTGGGGGAGCTAGTACGATAGGGCGTTTTCTGCGCATATACCTCATGATGTCTTTCCCTTTCCCACAGTTTTTGCACTCGTCAGTCCTGATAATCTGACGGTGTACACAGATTGGAATTTGCATTCGACAACATGATTCGTCGCACCATATGTAACGTTCCAATTCAAATAACTCACACACACTCTCTTCATCCGTCACACGCTTGTCCTTAGACGGGCACTTGATGGTGTAGATTACACGTTTGTTGACAATCTCAGGGATACGTTTTCGATGGGGAACACTTTGGAACGCCTCGCACATCCCACAGTATAGATTACGATAGATGGGGAGAGATGTCGTCGTCTTCAGCATAGATATTCTCCTTCAATCGTTGGAATTGCTCGTAAATTTCTCGCTTCGTCGTTTCGAACAAGGAAAATATGTCATCTGATTTTCCTTTTGATGCTTCCATCACAATGTTATTGAACGCCTGTGCAGTTGTTGTTTCGTAGATTGCCGATAAGAAGTCAGAAATGCTTAAGTGTTTGTCACGATCCAGATCTTTGTTCCAGATGGTGGTAATTAGCTCAAGTGCTTCCCATACACTCTCCTTCAGGAGAATCGGTACGTTGCATGCAATGTACGGATTTTCTCGTTTTGCATTTTCCTTTATCTGTGTGAGTCCTTCTATGAGAATTGCTAGTGTATTTGAGAGGATATCCTGTTGCTCCTTTGAGTCAATGCCCATTCGGTGTGTCTCCTTTCAGGTATTGAACTAATGCAATTTCAATGGCGCTACTGATGGATCTTCGATTTGTTTTCGCAATCTTTTTCATCTGGTCCAGAAGACTTGGGGGCAGACTGATGGAGATTGCTTTTCGTCTAGCAGGGGGTATGTTCCCTGATTTTGGTAAAGGCTTGCTAGGGTGTCTGTTGAGCATACTTGCCATTTACCTTCACCTCCTTTCTATTTGATTTTCTCTTAGCATAACATGCTGAATGTTGCGAGTCAATACTTATTCGAGGGGATTTATGAGGAAAAAGGAGGGGGAATTTCTGACTGAATTTTCCCCCTCCTTCGGAGCCTCTATTTCTACTAGTCCTCTTCTCCTTCTCTGAACCCGGTTGCCTTCTTATATGTTGGCAGTGGGATATGGAGCATTTCATATAAATCCCGTGTGAAGTATTCCCTTGTTTCCCCATTTATCGTGACTTCGATCGTGCTGTCCTTTTGCCACTTCCGATCAACACTACATCGGAAGTTTGCAATCTCACAAGTTCTACCTGATGGTAGAACTTGTGAGCCAATCAGATCCAGTGGCAGTACGACGGAACGCTTCTTATTGAAATTACTCTCCTGTGGTTGCATTTGTTCTACCTCCCCTTCTGTTCTCACTAAAGTCAGGAAATACGATTGTCTTCAGCAGACCCAGTGTCTGCTCCATCGTTTCAAGCTCTTTTGTTACATCACCTCCTAGAAAGTCCGTTCGAATCAGCAGTTCTCGAACCGACTTCAGAATTTCCCCTACATTTTCTAAGCGAGTTTTACGTGGGATACGAATTGGATTTTGGGTCTGATAACAAATTTTCTCCCTTCCAAATATCTCCATCACCCGTGGTGATTGGAGGATAGTATCTGTATGATGTGAGATTGTGGCGAGTTTACCGATGATGTTAGTTAAGTGGGCAATGTCAATTTCGAAAAACTCGTCATCCGCTCTCATTGCATCTCGCCATGAGCGGAGTTCCCCATGGAGACTGCGGAGTTCTATGGAGCAGATGAGTAAACCGTTCCGAACCGTTGAGTCCATCCAGAAGTTTCCCCATTTGCCTCGTGGCATTTTCCTCTCCCTCCTTTCCTTTTCGCTAGAGTATCCTTAGTGGGGCCTCCCATTTCGACAAGCCCCACCGAGCATACCCTACTTTATCAGATGCTCATACGCACTTTCACGAAGTTCGAGCCAGCTAGGAAAGTACGGGGCCTCTAGTGCCTCATACGCTTCACCAGGGGTTGTGTACCCCCTTGATACCGAATCGATCAGATGAATGATTCGGATCTTGTACTCAAGCGAGTACGCCATTGGGTTTGCGTTGAGTTTCCCGATTGACTTGTCATACAACTCATCGCTCACCCTCCCTTCAATTACGGGATTGAGTTTTTTCATGCTGCTTCCTTTCATACCACTCGTTGAATGCTTGTGTGAAGAGCTTGCACGTTTTTCCGTTACGAGTGAACGTCCGTTCACCGTCACGGTTTTGTGATATGAGGATCCCATGGTATCTGTGGGCCTGAATGACGCGATCATCTTCACACGCCTCAGCCACACCTTTGTGCAACTCCCTCGTGAATCGTTCATATTCATTGTAACCTTTGATGCCAATCGCCGTGACCCCTACCACTACACCGATCACGAACGCTAGTGTCAAATGTACAATTTCCCTCATCTCCCTTTTCCTTTCTACTCTCCTTACCCTTTCGTCTCTGTAAGAGTTGTGAGATACATTAATGTACCTCCACTCAATATGCAGATGATCCATTCATAATTACTTTCCACAAATAACCAGATTACAAATTCTATGATTGTTCCTACCATTCCTATTAAGAATAATACTACTCCTAATCCGAATAGTATAACACTCAATTTCTCTCTCATCATTCCTCCAGCGTTACACCTTCTACGAATGAATAGTCCTTAAGTACGTGCTCCCGTTTCATAATTTCGAGAGCATCCCTCAGCCCTTGTTTGTAGCCAACATTGTACCCGGTATCTTGACAATGCTCACTTTCTGCTTTTGCCTTCGTGTAAAAAGCACAGATTTTGTTGCCTGCCATTTGCACCTTTGTAGTGAATGCAAGTGAGATCTTTTGTTCCTTCATATCTATTCCTCCGTCCTCGGAAGATTCACGATTTTGACCTGCATAATCATGATGTAATCGTTCGAAATGACCAGCCCATGATTCCCCGCAATCACCTCATCCTCTAAAGATTTTTCCCAGCCCTCGCCTTCTTCTGCTGCATACTCTGCAAGAGTGCGAATGAAGCCAGGGTACCTCACGTTCCCTTTCCCGTCATCTTCGCAGAAGTCCGCCACAGCGTCAAGTGCATCCTGCTCATTGTCCGCATTAACGAGAAAGTCGTGACTCCCGATTGCACCGAGTGTTACAACGTAATTTCGCTTCCAGAACTGCGTGATGACATCATCCTGCGCGATGACATCCCCACAGTTCAATTCTTCCTTCAGATTTGTCCAGTCTATCGTTTTCATCTGTACTCTCCTTCTTGATGTATTCCAATACGATCGCTCGTGTTACTTCTTTTCCCCACACGAAGCAAGGACATGAGCCAATCCAGCTTTGAGTTTCATCCATCAATTTTGCAGCCATCAACGAAGTTTCCACGATTTCTTTGCAGATGGGAAACCAAGCTTCGTCCCCCATCCCTTCACAGATACTATCTGCCGCGAGAATGTCAATTGGGCAGATGTTGCATCTTCGGTTTTCAGGCAGTCGAAGCCACTCCGCACAGACATCTCGTGCCACCATTTGTAGTTTCATTCTATCACCTCATGCTTTTTAATGAACTCCTTCACAAAGCGTGTGACTTTCTCTGTACCCCATAAGGCACAAGGGCACACTCCAATCCAGTTAGTGTCTGCATCGAAATCGCAGAACTTCCATTCCAGCGATTCCATCGTCACCAATTCACAGATTGGACCCCACGTCTCGCTATTTACTCCGTCACATCCTATATCGAGACAATCATTTTTCTCCATCATATCGGGACAGTAACTCCGCCGATTTTCCCTTGCCAACCATTCTTTACACACTTCGATTGCAATCTTCGTATTCTCGTCCATTTTACTCTCCTTACTTCTCGTTAAAGTTCACTCCATTCAGCAAAGTAGTAATCCTTGCTCCGTGACGATTTGTACAGCGCAACCTTCCATGTGATCCGACACCGAGGGCATGTCCTTTGTGTATAGATAGTACCCTCTTTCATAATCTGCTTCCGCTCAAAGTACATTACCCTCATGTTGTGACCACAACATGGGTACCATGGATTTTCTTGCATCGTTTCTCCTTCCTCGTTAGATTGTTATTGCCAGTTTAGAACTATTCCATTGAGAGCACGAAGATCCTCAGCCTTCATGCTCTCCCGTGCAATAGTCCTAGCTGTGCTTCGCCCAGAAGCGTTCGAATATATGCTCTGAGACCTCACCCTTATCGAGCTTCACAACCTCTGATCCTATCTCGTGCTCCACAAACTGTGTGACTGCGTTATGCACATCCCACAGCGTGACGCCCTTCCCATCTATCTTCTCGTTTAGCGATTTGTCCTCTCCAATGATTGGCAACTGTAAGATCTGCTCGCTGTACTTGCCTCCGAATGGCAAAGCCTCGACGAGTTCAGCAAACTCCGGAGCCGTCAACATTTTCTGTGACCAGTCATTCCACAACCCGATCTGCTCGCTGAATCCCTCTATTGTCTGTTCGATCTGATCAACGAGATTCCCAACGTCCAGACTTTGATTGTGCCTGCCTCTTACGTGCCCCATCGCTTTCAGCGCAAACATGCCATTCGAACACACTTGCTGCCTCGCCATTGCCTTCACGCTGAACTCCCACCCGAGATCGTAGCTGTTGAGAGCCAAGAACTGTGGTGCGAGGGCTGATTGGTAAGGCGTTCCGATTGCAACTTCGTACTTCACATCCGGGAAAAGAAAGTGAAACTTCGCTTTCCTCCCATCATCGATGAACACCGCATTGACGACGGGCTTGCCGAGTTCCGGCAAATTCTCCGTTGCTTTCAACACATCACAGATGACCTGCTCGTGATACACCAGCTGATAGTTGTCAGAGCAGATCCCAAACACGGGATCTAACTGATGCTCTGCATCCAGTTCCTTGTTCATTCGCACGATCCGTTGATCTATGATCGCGTTCTTGCCAGCGATCATCTGTGTGGGACGCCGTCCGAACCAAATGGGCTGCATGACAGGATCCGGAAATGCTATATCACCCATCAATTCAGCTACCCGCTCCTTCGCTTCTTCCAGTTTGCACCTTTTGATCTCGTCCATTTTCTCTCTCCCTTCCTAGTTAGATTGTCCTTGCCATTGTAGAAACACTCAGCCAAGAGCACGAAGATCCTCAATCTTCATGCTCTCCTACTCAATGTTTCTTACCCTCCAAATACACTATCCTGACATGCCTGACACATGCGCGATATGCCATACTCTTTCTTACTCAATGCATCTCTGAAGTCCGTTTCTACGTTTACATTTTTACCACACGTCACACAGACTCCTTCTTCTCGCCTTCGCCCGAATAGTTTTTCCGCTAAGTCACTCAGCGCAACTTCCATTTCCAGAGTTTTTGTACTCATTCCAAGTCACCTCGTTTCTTCATCCATCTGATTGCCAGACAGCACAGCCCGAGCCCGAGTAAGTTAGGAACCGGGAATAATGACCCATCGCTGATCGCTCCGATGAGTCCTGCACCAAATAAAATCCACCCTGAACTCATTACCCCTTTCACTGCAGGACACCCCTTTCTGATTGCTTTCTCCCTTGCCTTAGATGTCATCGACCACCTCCAATCGTAACGCGCCCTGTTCCTCCATTGACGCCTTTGTTTAAGCTCATTGATTGACCATCAGCACGTCCCTGCAAATACGCTCCACGATCAACGTTGTCGCGTGTGCGTCGAACCTTCCTTGTGCTAGGAAAGTGTTTCGTAAACTCTGCCCCGACCGCGTTATGTTTCTTTATGACTAACGCCGTCGATGTCTCTGCTACAATCTCATTCCTTCTCGCGATCACGACCTGCAGTCGAGATATTAAAACCTGCACGGCCCCTATCCCGTGCGAATCTCTCTCCTTCTGCCGTGTGAATTTTATTTTGCCTGTTTGATGAATCTGCCGCCTGAGAAACTTGTAGTAGTACTCCACAAGCAGCAGATCATCTTTGAAACCCACCAATCCGTAGCACGTCTCGCCTGAAGATGGATCCAGTGTTGTCACCGGGTGTACTTCGAATAGCTTGCAGATTCCAGACATCAAGTAATCTTCCCACCTCTTCCGTTGTTGTCCTCCATACGGATTGGTGAAGGACACATCCACGTCTTGCGAGTACGTCTCCCGATTGATGATGTTCATCTGACTAAGCGAGTATTTTGCCAGTGTTTCTGCTAACATACGTTTCGCAATTTCCGCTTCGTGGGGCGAAACATCTTCCTGTTCTGCCATTGCTGCAAACTTCGCACACCGTGCAATAACTTCTTGCATTTCCTTACTGTTCAATTCTTCCATTCTCTCTCTCCTTTTCCAGTTAGATTGTTTACCTTCTACACATACGCTTAAACCAATTGAAGAGACGAGCACGTCTCCTTTCTGTGCTCGTCTCTTCTCAGATTCAAGCCTACGCCGCAGTCGCAGTCCGTTGCGTCTGATCCTCAACGATCATCCGCACGATGCCCTTGACGTTGACCACGACGTGCCCTCTCTGCTTCAGATGATACAGATGCGAGCGAACACGCGAGACTTTCGTCTCACACGCCACCGCGATCTGTTCCGTCGTGTGAATGCCTTCGAGCAGCATCGCGTCGATCTGTGCTGCCTGTGAGTTCAGCGCATGCCCGAACGTGTTGACACCGCCTCTCGGGCCCCGACGCTTCGTCGCTCCACTCGTCACAGTCTTCGTCTCTCCGCCCGCTGCGAAGTTCCTCACCCCCGAGCGACATACTACGTTGTCCTCGGGATAGTCCTTCTCACACTCCTTGCAGCTATCATCAACCGCATCGAACGGGGCCCTTCCTTTGCACTGCCCCTTAATCCATTCTGTGAGTGCCGGGCACGAAGCGACATGCTTCTTCGCCTTTTCGATCGGATCCTCAACGACTTCGCCTTTCGCCTGTTCGTTCTCAGCCGGCCCCGTGGTATCCGAATTTTCCGCATGAGGAGTTTCGCTGTCTGCTCCGCTCCGTGCTTTGTACTCGTCCCACGTCTTGCAGTTATGTGCCTCGAGTGCCGTACACAACAGCACGTCGAGCACCGTGTTATTTGCTTTCTTGTCGAAAGCTACGCCGAGCTCCTCGAGAGCCACCCAATACCTCTTCTTCGTCCAAGTTTCCATTTTCTCTCTCCTTTCGATCGAGTTCTACCTGTTTTGTTGTTTCGTTGCCTACGTGACACGTTCTCGCCGCACGAGCACACGATATTCCTAGCGTGTACTCGTGCCGCGAGGGGCTTTGCAGCCCCTGCGTAGCATCACCTAACACACGTGTTCGATACCTTTCTCATTGAACATGATGTCTTCATCCCATACTGCTGCGTACTCAACCTGTGATTCACAGTATGCACATTCATGCCCTTCTTTTAACTCAATAACCGACAACGTTAGTTCGTATTTATCTTCACCACTGTTTATATACTTGACCGTGTCTTCCACTGCCTTAATAATTGCATCCTCGTCCCCGATCTCGCGAAGAGCTATCCTTTCTGCAATCATTGTGTCCGTATCAAGCGCTTCGATCACTACCTTGATGACTGACTCACTCTCCGGACTAAACATAATCAGCGAATAGTCCGATCTGATTGCCCCTTTGCCTGCTTCTACGATTCGATTGTACAGTTCCTCTCTCATGTTCTTTCTCCTTTTTGTGTTAGATTGTCCGTGACTCGTTGTTATTGCCGCTTCAATGCTCTTGCTCCTAAGAGCAAAAGCACTGAAGCCGCAAGAGTAGCCCGTTGCTACTCTGCGACTTGCGCACCCGATAAGAGAGAGTGAGACCGAATGCGCACGACTGTTTAGTTCGAGTGCCGATGCAACTCTACAATTCCTTCCGGAACAATGTCTCTGTGCATGATTTCAAAGAGAAGTTCCGCTTCTTTCGTTGCTTCTACGAACACATCTTCCCGCCCGCACACGTTACACTTGCTACGATGCGTTCCGTAGATATTCACGTCAATCTCACTCGCATTCGCACACGCCGTTGCGATATCTTGCAAGTCTTCTTCCAAACATTCAAACCATATTTCATCTTTACACATTGCATCCCAATTGATGTAGTGCTGCGCAAGTCGTATGCTCCGCGAATCTTGTATGTACATCACTACGGGACAGTCGAAGTCTCCGACAAACAGAGCCCCTCTTTTCATACCGTACTTTTCGCACAGTGTATACAGCCTTTGTAATCTTTTCTGTGCCTGTTCAGTGTTTTCCGTTGACATGCATCGATGTCTTGTGCCGTCAGTATTGTATGCAATTCGACTGTTCAAGCCTCTATAGATGGGTTCCTCACAACTGTCGCACCACGTATCTGTTACGATCTTGAGAAATGACATTGCTGCATCCGTCTTGTCTCCGATGCAGCCTTTCAGTTTTTTCTGTTCCGCTTCTTCGATCGCGTAGATCCCTGCCGTAATCAATTTTTCCGTCTCGTCATATTCCTGATAAACTATGTATTGCTCCGTCATGTCAAGCCGATGTACAGAATTGAATCCGTCGATGTCTTCGACGAATATCCCACTATTTTTTCTCAATTCCGTCTTGAAGATGCTGAAATCAACGTCTTTTTCTGCAATTACTTCTTGCAGAACATACCGCTCATCTTTGCTCATCTCTTCCTTTAAGTAGTAATCTGTTTTCATCTCTCATTCTCCTTTGTTAGTTTACTCACCCTTCTTGTTGATTGCATCCCACATGCGTCGATTTTCTTCCTCAACGCATGCGTTGAAAGCCTCTGTCATGCTGACGTTGTTTGCCTTCGCGATCGAGTCGATATACTCAATCTGCATCCGTATCATTTCTTCTCTGATCCGATCGTTCATTTCTGACCCTCATACAAGCGTAACGCAGTTTGCCTTCACAGCGAATGCCGTAGCATTCTCTGCGCCCCATGATCGTACTGTGCAAGTCGATCCAAAATCTCTCGCCCTGCACAATCTTCTCTTGCATGATGCTCTCTCTCATTTTCCGCTCTTTCTAGCGAGCAAACTTCAACGACAATCGCATACCGACTCAATACTCGCTCGCTGTACGTACTGAATCGGCGCGTGCGTAAAAACGCACGCAACCCTTTCAAGCGCACTCATGCGCTTGACTGCAGGAACGAATGAATTTCTGATGGGATTTTCTCGTTCGTGCGGGCAAGCACACGAAACTGACGTGTGCTTGCGCTTGAAAGGCTAGCTCCGTAGAGCTAGTTGAGAGAAAAGAGAAAAGGAATTAACGCACGTGCTACATGCCTGTATATCGTTTGTCACCGTGCGTGTTACGCAATTTCGTGAACCTCAGTGTCAGTTCACGCTCCGACAGATCGTTACTCTGCCGTCGCTCACACGCATGCTACTGAGCATCATTGCACCGCACTCTCAGTCTGCAAGAGTGCCTACTAGCTTTCGCACACGTGTCATTGCGCTATTGAAGAGAAACTTACTCAGCTCCGTCGTCTTTGTTTGTTTACCGTATTAACTGCTTCAACCCTTTAGCGATGCATTTACGAGCAGTGCCGAGACTTACTCGCTCGCATGATCGCAACAGCGCCTTTTCATCGCTCTCAGACTGAGTCTGATTGCTACGTGAATTTTAATCACAGCGCCGTCGCTCAGACTCTACGCAGTATTCAAAAGAAGTACGCACGCAGATCTCGGAGCGCTTCACTTTCTCTTCTATTGTCAAGGAACAATACTCAACTTCACGTACATTCTACTATGATATACGAGGAATAGCAAGCGAAAAAACGTGAAAAATGCAGTGATTAATGGTGCATAGAATTTAGCACCATACTTCTGCCTCATGCCTGGTTTTCTGCCCTCCCCGTGGGATCTGACCAAACCGGTATACCGTAGCCGTTAGCCATTCCCCGCCGCCCGCGTGCCTGCACGTGTACCGCAAAATGCACTGCTGCATCTTCATACCACATGCTTCATTTTGAGACCTCCCCGTGAGACCCGCCCGCGTCCGTATACCTTTCCGTTCAGATCGCGACCGGCGCTCCGCACCATGCGCCGCACCATATACCTCCTTCCGCGCACCGCATGCCTGTACATATACCGCAATTGCACCACACATACCGTTCCTCTAACCGCATACCATAATCCGATTTAAAAATACAATCCTGCCCCCGTTCGCCCGCCGCCTAAATCCTGTATCCACATGCCTCCCCCCGCACGCCATTTACTCGTTTCCTGACCTCCCCGTCAAAACCGAAAAAATCCCTATGTACCTAAAAAAACGTGTATTCTCCTGATTGAATGAATGCGCATTCATATTTCTCAATGCGCATATAGATATATACTCGTTAGTATATTCTCGAATGCACATATCAAAAAACGTAAGCGCATGCATACTTTACAGCGCACGCTCAGAACGCATGCGCACAGCTTTACATGCATGCGCATGCATGCAGCTTGACATTGACACTTTACATTTACAGCGCACATGTGTAAAGCACGCGCACAGCATAGATGCACGCGCACGCTCAAATCGTATGCTCATGCAGCTTTACATGCGCACGCTCAGAACGCATGCGCATGCATTCGCTTTTTTTCAAAAATGCATTGAGCACTTGATTTGATAGCTTAAAATCGATTTTTAATTGAAATGCTGATAAACACTGACTCGCAGAATAAATGCATACTCTGCTATTGCTTATACGCAGATAATGCACTGAGCGCTTGATTTGAGTGCTCAGATTTGAGATTCAGCATGTAGTGAGCACAAAAAAAGCACGCTTCAGACTTCGAAGCGTGTTTTTTAAGCAGAAAAGCGATTAGACAGACGTGAGCTTGCTTGCACAGAACGCGAGCTTGCATTCAACGACATTATCACACATAGCACAAAAAACGCTGTGAACGCTTTTGTGCTCGCTCGTGCACGTCTCGTACGCAGCTTTGCGCAAGCGAGCAATCAACTGACTGTGTACTTGTCGTGCTGCAATCAGATCATGTGCGTGCACTGCGAGTATTTCAGCTTCGTATCGACGCATGACTTGTTGAACAGCGCTGCGAACGTAATTATTTGTGTGACAGATTGAAATGATAAACGCACGCTCGTCATCAATACTCGCATTCACAAGCATATATCTGCATTCATAATACGAATCGTCATCGAGATCGTTAGCATAGAGACATGCATATCGAATGAACGTTTCTTCGTTACGCATAGCGTCTTTAGTCAGTGCGCTATCGTATTGATGTACTGACGTTCGTCTAATTTGTAGTTCGATGTTTGCGTGTTTCATCATTAACTCACTTTCTGAGAGAGAGAAAAAACGCGCTGTGCTCTCTCATGCACAGTGCGTCAGCGATTTACGCAACGAGCTTATAGCAATCATTGTGCAATTTGATGACAATGTAGCTCTTTGAGCGAAGATGTGCAATGTGCGAGCGCACGCGACTTTCAGTCGTATCAAGATTTGACGCTATGTCTGCGACTGTGTACAGCGCGCTGATAAGCATTTGATCGATTCTAGCAGCTTGCGAATTGACACGATGTGAAAATTCGTTTTTCGCAGTTTTGAACAACTTTTGCGCACTCTTCGCTTTTTGTTCTGCTCTCTCTGTCGCAATCGTTTTTAGAAAACTCGCAACGTTCACGTTTTGCGAAGCGATTGCTTGAACACGTTCGTTGCTCAACTTGCATTGTTCGAAAATTGCGACTGCAATATTAAATTGCTCTTCATCATTTGAAGCTGCATTTACAGCGCTGACGAATGCTTGCTCTACTTTGCTCAGCTTCATCTCAGTCGCGTTCGTGTTCGTGTTCGCAGTCGCGTTGACAGACTGCGTGTTCGTGTTCGCATTGTTCGTGTTTCTTGCATAACGTTTCATTTTGTACTCTCTCTTTCTCGCGAGCGCTGCGTGACTCGCATGCGTGCATGCTGAATGCATGCAGACTCAAAAAAGCATGTCTATTCTATAGATGCAAGCGCTTTTTCGTAAAGTATGCGCATTCACAAAAATATCTGTTCTGCAACTATGCGTAATAGTTGATGATATACGATTTTTGAGAAAAAAATGCATGCTCAAAAAAACACGCATGCGCAAAATGACTGTGTTAGCGAACGTTCGTTCTAATTAAACGTGTAAAGCAGTGTAATCATTGAGTAATTCATGCATGCATAAAAAGCTGTGCTGAAAACTTTTTAAATGCACAATACGCTGTGCATACGAATGATAATGATATAAGTAGTGTATATTGTTCAAGATTGCATTGAAGTTGACATAATAAACGCTCATGAAAAGTCGTGCAAAGCTCGCAAACACTGATAAGCACTGACTGCTAGAGATATTGCTAATGTATTAGCAAGCTGACACTGCGAACGCATGCGCACAGCATAGACGCATGCGCACAAGCTAATCACGTGCGCACAGTATAGACGCATGCGCACGCTCAGAACGCATGCGCACGCTCAAATCGTATGCTCATGCAGCTTTACATGCGCAACAGCATAGACGCATGCGCACAGCTTTACATGCATGCGCATGC